TCGGATTCGGGGACTGTTTATGTCGTTCCCGATCCGCTAGGTGCCCCCTATTGTAGCCGGGGGGCTAGCGGCTGTCAACCGTCTAGGCGATCAAGCCTTGACGCGGATCACACCGTTGTCAAAGAACACGGTTGCAACACCACCCTTTGCCAGACCGAGCAAAGAAACCGGCAGACGGATAAACGGATCGGAATCGCCGACCTGTTGCACCTTGTAACCCCGCGATTCGCCAACCTTGGCAGCGGGACGACCACGCTCGCCCGTTCCACCCTCACCAAAGAGATCGGAACGCAGAGCCTCAAGGGCTGCACGCTTTTCAGGCATACCCGCGAGGAGTTCCAAGGCACCCTCAAAGGTAGCGGGTGCGATCTCGTGACCGGGCTTGCTATGCGAAGCAAGCACCGCATCGGCACTTTCCGTCAGCATCATGAAAGCGACCGACTGGGCGGTAACGCGAACCTTGCGAGCGTTGTTGATCGTGTTCGTCATGGTGTGATCCTCTTGCAAGCGGTTTAGGTTAGTGTCGGAGGCAACCGCGAACCCTTCCGACCTCCCCATTGTAGCCGCGATCTGTAGAAAGCGCAAGCGTCGTGCTCGTTGCAGATCACTTTTATCTGTGCGACTGGTCACACGGATCGGGGGTTGACGGGTTGTAGGTGATCTGCTAGTGTGCCGCCCCCTTGTGACCGGGGCCATAGTGTGACGTGAATCATAGAGTCCAGGTCCTGCAAAAAGCGTGCCAGCCCGGCCGAACCGGCTTTGCAGTGTTGGCATGAATGTTGCAGGGGATAGAAGAAAAAAGATCAATGCTTGACGGATTAGCAATCACCTGCTACAAGATCCCTATGAACCACAACGAAATCCAAGAGAAGATGGCAATCAACGTCGGCTTCGCCACGATCAACGTAAAGGGTTGGCAGTTCTTCTGGGACGACAAGGACAAGGTGTGGGATATTGAAACTCCCAAGGGCTGGCGAACTGTCAGCAACGCCGGTGAACTGTGGAATGCAATCCGGGAAAACGACAACTACTGAGACAAACGGCCCTTGCACAATACGTGCCAAGGGTTCCGACCCGGTTCGGCAGGCTTGGCATGATACTTGCAAGCGACGTTTCCGGCACACAAAAAAAGAAAAAGCCCCTGTAATCGGGGCTTAGTGTAGGGTTTTGCTATTGCTGTCCCTTTCGGGCTATGTTATGGCGATCAATCGTCGCTGCAATCGTCGCTGTTGGTTTCAGAGAAACACTCAGCGATGGGATGATCCGTTTCCGGCCACACCATCATGTCATCCTTCCAGATCCAAGCGTCATCGTTCATGTTTGCCAGTTCCGCGAGAGAGAGGTGCATGATCGTCATGGGGTTAGTGTAGCAGCGATCTGCCCTGCCGTCAAGCGTTGCGGTGCGAACAGTGTGTTATGGATCACAAAGTTCAGGTCTTGCATAAACCATGCCAAGGTGCCCGAACCGGCTTTGTGAGGCTGGCACGAATATTGCAAGATTTTATTTTTTGTGATCTCTATCACCCCCACCAAATAAAACGATGAAAACCGCCACAAACTATTTCCCCGGCTCGGAAGCGTCACCCTTGCCGGTCAAGCGATCACCGGGTATAATGATCTCAAGCCGTCCCGGCGAACAGAAAACCCCAGCAAAGGCAAGAGAAAATGGGAACGACTAACACGCAAGCCCAACGCCGTCGCAACAAAAAGGCCGATCAGTATGCCAAACAAAACTACGGCTCAACCAGCACAATCGGTCCACGGCAGGTTTCTGTCATTTATGATATTTTCATCGCCAACAAGAATGGTGCAAACTGTAGTGTGGAAAGTCTGAAAGATCATCATCCTGTCAGTACTATTGAAAGCGTGATCATGGTTTTGCTCGGTCGTAAACTTATCAAGCGTGCTGGTGGTCGCGGTCGTTGTTATCAAGTCACCGCAAGAGGCTTTGACGTTGCTATGATGGTTCATCGTAGCAGTATTGTAAAGGGTCTTGGATTCGTTGCAACAAACATGCCAGTCAGAAAATAAAACACAACATACAGAAAGGAATGGCATAGCAAAAACTATGCCGGCCTTTCCGAACCGGTTCGCCCGGGTTGGCACGATTCTTGCTCCTGTGATTCAGATCACGGGCAGAAAAAAGAAAAACAAAAACCCCCCTTGACGGGAGGCTTGCAAGAGGACAGCGGTTTCGGAGGATGACCGCAAACCCTTGTCAATAGGTCAACCCTTGACGCGGATCACACCATTGTCGAAGGTCACGGTGGCGGTTCCACCCTTGGAAAGACCAAGGAGCGAGACGGGCAGACGGATAAACGGATCCGAATCTCCCACCTGCTGAACCTTGTATCCGCGAGACTCACCGATCTTTGCAGCCGGACGGCCACGCTCACCCGATCCACCCTCACCAAAGAGGTCGGAACGCAGACCCTCAAGAGCCTCGCGGACATCGGGACGACCCGCGAGAAGTTCAACCGCAGCGTCGAACGTGGCAGGGGCAATCTCCGATCCCGGAGTATTGTGCAGGGCCGTGACAGCGTTTACAGTCTCAGTCAACGCGAGAAACGCAACGTGTTGAGCGGTGACGCGAACCTTACGGACGGGGGCGACATTCTGCGACATATTCAGACTCCGACAAGCGGTTTAGGTTAGTGTCGGCGGCAACCGCGAACCCTTCCGACCTGACCAGTATAGCGGGTGATCGCTCTGCCGTCAAGCGTCGTGCTCGTGGGAGATCACTTTCTACTGTACCGGGATCACCTCTTTGCCCGTTGACAGTCCGCGATCTCTCTGCTAGTGTTCGCCCCCAGAAAGCAGGCTCTATGCAAGAACCATGCCAAGCCGCCCGAACCGGTTTGTGTACGCTGGCACGAAACTTGCAAGGCGGGATAGAAAGAAAAAAAGTTGCAGACATTAGCAAAGACATTCCAGCAAGGCAAGCCGGATCGTTGTGATCCTGCACACAAGCGAAAGTGATCTGCGAGTGCGCCAGCGTTGACAGTCAAGCGATCACCGTGTACTCTGTACGCATGAGGGCCGGTAAGTAAGACGGGTTAGCCCTCCGTCACATAACGCAACGCAGAGAACAACGGAGAAAGAGACAATGGCGAACAACTACAAGACCCTCGCTGCACAGAACTACGGATCCACGACCACGATCGGTGCTCGTCAAACCGCGATGATCGCTCACATCGCAGAAATGACCTCGCTCGGTTCGCCGGTTGATCTTGACACGCTGCGTTTCCTTCATGGTCCCGCTGCTTGTCAGACGTCGTTGACGGCGTTGCGTGCTCGGCGTCTTGTGACGGGAAGCAATCGCAACATTCGTTTGACAAAGCAAGGTGCGTGGATCGGTCGTCTCGCAACTCAGGCAACGGTGCCCGCTGGCCTCGGTCTTGTCGCTGTCAAGTGTCCCAGCAAGCGTCCGTGATCGCGATCACATAATGGAATAAGAGCAGACCCCGCCTAGATGGCGGGTTTTGTTTTGTCAACCCGGCTTGTGTGATCTGTATCACGTATGCAATAAACGTGCCAAGCCTGCCGAACCGGTTTTGGCCCCTTGGCACGATTCCTGCAAGAGAGAAAGAAAGATTGACACCCCAGAACGGATCTGCTAATGTGCGCCGCCGATGTGACCGCTATCACAACAACACAAGAACACCGCTTGACGGTATGAACGGGAGCCGCTACGTTGATCGCATGAACAACACGACCAAGCCCGGTGCCGTCCTTCCTCCCGCTAACTTCTTTGTCGGTTGCAACGATTACGATCGTTTGATCTGCGACCGCTCGCACGTTGAAGCTCTTTTCAACGATGACGAAACGATCAACGACGGTGCTCCGCTCTTTGATTCCTATGCGTTCCAGATCTGGAATCAGCAGGAACACAACGAATACGATTGCGCGTTGCAGCACCTGATCTGGGAAGCCTACAACACCGCCGATTACTGATTGACACCTCACGATCTCTCTGCTAAGGATCACCTATGAACACCGCTCGCACCCTCGCCAACTACAACCACGCCCGCAAGGGCTATCAGTCGTGCATGTGCCCGATGTGCAACGGCACGCCGTCTCTGCGTCGTAATGCCAAGGCAGCGTGGAACCGTGCGATCCGCCGCTCGGAAGCAGCACAGATCCTTGACGCTGTCAACGAAGAAGCGGATCACGATGGCGATGCATCCTTTCGGGTGTATCAGTCGCAACTGACGATCGCCAACGCACAGAATATGCGTTCCGTCAACTGGGATTTCAACTGGGATCTGTGACCCTACCGGATCCCCTTGCATAAACCATGCCAGGGGCGCCGACCCGGTTTGTGCCCGCTGGCATGATCCTTGCAAGTGTGACCTGCATCACAACTTTCTGTTCTTGCGCTTGTGATCTCCACGTGATCGGGATACAGTGATCGCATGAACAACGCCAAGCACCTCGCCGAACAGTTCTCCAATATCGCCATGATGCAATCTTTCCGTCAGCTTGACTGCTGTTTGCTTGTGGCTTTCGACAACGATGATCACGATGAGATTGCCTATTGTGCTGATCTGATCAATGAACTGATCAACGAAGTGTGCGAATATATCCCCGCTGCCAACGCTTGAAAGGATACACAGTGCAAAACTTTATGTATCTCCGTTCACCTTTCAGCCGTGACCCGATCATCTCTTTGATCTATACAGCGTTTCAGGTTGAGCGCATGCGTGACGCTGGCATCTATCCTACAGCTGATCGTGAATGGCCTTGTCGCGTGATCACTATTGCTACTGCGCACTGGAACGATTGATCAACTGTATACTGTGACGGGGGACACAGGTCCCCCATTCCCCGGAATGTATGTCCCTATAGGTGGGAGGGTGGGTGATCTGTACTAAGTACCCCCACAACACACGGGAAATTTTTAGAGATTTTGACTTTTCGCACTGCGTCAAGAATTCTCAAAAAATCTAAAACATCTCTAAAAATCGGGCATCGAAAAAAATTTCCTGGGAATTTTTCCGGGATTTTTCTTTTTGCCTATTTATATCATATGACAAATTACAAACAATTTTATAATGCTTGGCATAGTTTTGCAAAACCAAAACGTGAATTGCTTGTTGAAGAAGAACAACTAAATCCACAGATGGCAAACGTGAATTCTCAGCAATTCTTAAGACTAACTGTTCCACCGGCAGATATAGAAAGAATTATAATTAAACCAACCGAAGAAGAACAGAAACAAATCTTGGCTTCTAAAGAAGAAAAATTCGATATACAAAGACGAGCATTAAGAATGATGTCAGCCCTTTCGAGTATAGTAAAAACAGAACCACCAGAACTTATATTGGAACCGAGAGGACTTGATAAGCAAAGAGATAATACACCGGTGTATCAAGTTGTTGAACATCATGGACGAGCAAGAAATCTAGCAAATATATATAATATTGGAGATACATCCGGAGCAAGTCTGGCAACAAAAATAACTTTTAAAGATGGTAAAAGCCTTGCTGAACTGCTTGCTAGTACAACGGGCGCACTAATACAAGGTCAAAACGCTCCCGGAGCCTATAACGTTAAGATTGGCATAAAAGATTTAATAACAAGTAAGACACCTGGTTCATTTTCTAATCTAGATAAAGGCACCGGTACAGATGTAGATAAAAAACAAAAATATCACGATAAATTAGAAGAAGCAAAGAAAAAGCTTGCTGGTGGACTTGTATTCAAACAAAAATATTATCCTTCGATCGATCCAACAAAGCCACCGGTACGCTATACGTTTACAGCAGATAGTCAAATCGGTTCAATATTGAGTGAAGTTTTTAGTGCATATAAGAATATGAATAATACGCTAAAATTAGATGAATTAAGAAATAATTTTACAAAAGAAATGAACAATCATTTTGATGTAAAAAATGATAAAGGACAAGAATTTGTTATTGTAAATTATAAATCTGCTGGTGGAATGTTTTTCTTTGGTGTGCGTAAACCCGGAAATGAAAACGTTGCAACAGAAACTGAAGAACAATTAAAAGAAAAAGATACTATTATATTTAAAGCAAAATGATAAAAGTTAAACTTCAAGAAAGACGAACAATATCCGTCAGCGATGATTTGGTTGATGGCATTTCGAATTTCTATAAATTAAATTATTTAAAACTTGTTGAAATATTCTTGGTTCATAATAATAAGAAAGAATCAAAAAATAAAAAAGGCACCAATTTATACAAAATTGCTCTTGATAGATTTAAAGAACAATATAGTGATCTACTTGTTGGTAAAAGTCCTATATCTGCTGCAGATTTTAAAAGCAATTTAGATTCTGATTTGTCTCAAAAAATAATATATGAAATTGCTTCTCTGCCAAGTGAAAAAATAATTCCACACATCTTAAAACAAGAAACAGCTGTAAACGCATTTAAATCAGCTGGGATGGGTCAAAAGCGAGCAACCAAGGCAATGCAAGCCTATCTTGATTCAACCGGTTTTAAAGACATTAAAATGCTCCTAGAACTTTCAAGAAAAGAAGATAAGTATCACGGAATTATGGATTATGAATCCATGAGCATCTCTGTCAATTATAATGTTGAACCATTTGAAGGTCTTGTATTTCAAAGTAATGTTGAAGAATTGTTTAAAACTATCGATAAGGAATTATCTCTTACAAAGAGAACTGTTTATCATGAGTTTCAACATTTATTTGTCAACATAGTTAGACAAGCAACTGGATTATCATCATATGGAGCCGCACCACGTGCAACTTCTCTTGGTGCTACGCCAAACGATAATCCAAATGAAATTCAAACATATGCACAGAATTCTGTTACTTTATTTAATGACATGATCAATATTCTAAATATTGAACCAGAGCAACTACCTTTTGCAAAAAAAGTTCTTTTAAAGAAATTAGTTGGCTCTCAATTATCCGCCGAAGAAAAACAGTTATACAAAGAACTTGAACAGCAAAACATTAAAACGTATATGAATAATATAAAAGATAATTTAGAAACGATAAAAACATATAATCCGAAATTTTATAATTATGCTTTGTCAATTCTATATACTTCTGTAAACGATCAATTGCAGGAAAATATCATTATGAACAAGATTAAAGTTATACTAAAAGAAAGCACAATCCTTACAGAAGAACTCACAAAAGAAGAGATCCGCAAGCTTGTTCGTGATGAATTCGAAAAAATGCTGAAAGATAAAGACGCCAAAAAAGAAATTGCCAAAATAACCAAGGAATTCGTGAAAAAATTCTATCGCGAATTATCCTTTAGCAGTACACATGTTATTGACCAAATCGATGTTTAAAGATCTTTTGAATCAGTTATATATTCAATCGGTATAACTTTAAACGGCTTTATATTGTTTAAGATTTCCCATAGATTTGATGACATTTTATTTCTTTGTAATCTTAACATCTCTTCTTTAATAAAACCGTGGGCGTCTCGAAAATCGCTTACTGAAATAACATAATCAGAATAATTGTTAGATAGAACATAACTTTCATAGTCTTCTTCATCAAGCATACAAATTGTTTGAAATTCAAAATTTCTTGTTGCTGCGTATATTTCTGCAGATTTTTTTGTTTTAAAAGCTTTTATTGGCGTATTTGGATCGTAACCAAAGAACTCTTGCTGATCATAGACTATGAGATAAATTCTTTTTATGATTTTAGGAGTAATTAATTTTTTTGTTCCCATGTATTATAATTAGATAAGGAATAATTAATAAAGATATTTGGAGAAATTAAATGAGAAAACATAATCAAGAATATAAAATGGGTAAGGTTATTGCTTATAATGAAGAACCGGCAAAATATCAAATACCCCATTTTATAGAAGATCATGGAGTTGGAGATGGCAGACAAAAGGGATTTAGAATTGGAAAAATAGGCGTAAGAGAAGGTGAAGACGCCGGCAGTATCGAAGATCAAAGTGATGAACAAGTTCGACAAGATGCATTGCAACAATTTACAGATAATATAAGAAATATCGTTTCTGCTAAATTAACTGGCAAAAAAATTAAACTTAAAATGAAGGGCCATAAAGATTTGGTTTCTCAAATAACAAAAATGATTGCACTTGAAGTTAAATATTTAAAAGCAATAATGTCAGGTCAAGCTGCTGATACTCCTATGTTACAAAAAACAAAAGCAGAATTAGATAAAGAAATAAATGTACTTAATCGTATGCTTGCTGTTGATGATGCTTGGCCATTTAAATGAGGAATTAAAATGAAATCAGATAATAAAATATTACTTGAAATGATCGAACAAGCAGTAGAAGAATCTCAGCAAAAAACCGAAGCTGCTGAAATGGGTCGTAAACACATGCAAGATCATGAAGGCAAAATGGCAAAAGGCGAGCTTCGTGATATGATCAAAAATGGTTTAATCATTTATAAATCATTTGATAAAAATGATGAACTTCCAGGGTGGGTTTCTTCTTATATTACTCTTGCTAGTGATTATATGCATTCTGTAATGGAATATATGGTTGAGCAAAATAGCGATGAAGAAATGGAAAACGAAGAAGAACTTGAAGATCTTGACGGCCAAGATTAATTCTGCTAAGTTCCGCAGAATGACAACAGCTAAAAAACAAATTCTTAAAAATATAATTATTGGAGACTTGATTCATTATTGTCCAAATGATTTAGAAACTTCTCGCCATGATATTGGAATAATTTATCATATCTATGGTGATAATGTTTTGTTTTATAAAATCTACTGGTCTCGTTCGCAAATGGATGATTTGTTTTCTGAGACCACTCTTGCTAGAAAGTTAAAAGTTTGTTGTAAAATAATAAAAAATGAATGAACCGCCATTATATTCTATAGGAGACTTATTAACAGAATATGTTGATGGATTAAACTTGTCTTCCGGATTAATAACTGGCGTATATTTTGATGCTTTAGATGGAGAATACGTATATTCAGTATTGTGGAATGATATGGCTTTAGAAACAGAAATATTTGAATCGATAATAAAATGGCGTATAGAAAATGAAATTTTTGGATATTACAAAGTAGTTAAATAAAGGTACTTCTAATGAAAAAAAATACTTCTACTCCTTTCCGTCAACTTGAGTTACAATTGCAACTTGAAGAGCTAGATCAGAAGTGGGAAGCAGCAAAAAAAAATTATAATAAAAAAGATGCTGATGTAGAAAGCGTAGATGAAATATTAAAATTAACTGCTGAAAGAATTAAAGTATTATCTGAAATATATATGACCACATACGAAGCATGATAATGAAATCACCATACGAATTTAGAAATATTAATGTTGGAGATCTGTTGATACAACAGATAATAAATCCATTAAAATCAGAAGAGTTCATTCGTAGAAGAGGAATAATTGTAAATATACAAAATAATATTTCAACAATAGAGTGGACGCTTGATGGAGAAAATCCATCAACCGATTTATCTAAGACAAGTATTATAAATTCTTCACTAAGAAAAATGATCCTTGACGGATATATTTTACACTATCCAATCCAAAAGTAATCTGCTTGCTTTGCCATCCTAGGCATGCTAGTCTCCGGGTTCGGAGGCTGCATGAGCTTAACTGTGTGTTGTCAATGGTTGGAACCTCGTACAAAACGAGATGGTTCTATTGTTTATGAAAATTCAATTGACGAAAAATTACTTCAACTTGGTGCCTTCAAAAAAGGCAAGTATAGCGAAGAAATGATACGTCAAACATATCTCAATAATGTTAATGAATTATTGAGACTTGTTCCCAAACTTAATGCGGCTAATATTAAATCATTCCGCATGTCTAGCAATGTTCTTCCGTTATTTGAATTTTGTGAAGATATTGCTAAATCAAGTGTAGAATTACTAAATAAGTTTAAACTTCTTGGCGACATGTTCAAGAAGAACAATATTCGTGTAACTTGTCATCCCGGTCAATTCGCTGTGATCAGCAGTGACAGTGATGATGTAATTAAAAATACAATTAAAGAATTAAATTATCATGCTTGGATGTTTGATCAGATGGGCTTTGATCATTCGCCTTATTATGCAATTAATATTCATGGTGGTAAACGTGGAAACATCGAACGAGCAATTACAACAATTAATTCCCTACCCGAACAGACACGTAAACGTTTAACACTTGAGAATGATGAAAGTTCTTATAGTGTTCCAGAACTTCTTAAAATCCACGATAAAACAGGCACTCCGATCGTATGGGATTCGCACCACTACACATTCAATACGGGCGATATGGACGTTTCTACTGCGTGCTATGAAGCGATGAAAACATGGGGAAACATCAAGCCTCTTCAGCATCTAAGTAATACTGAGATTGGTCTAGAAAACGGTTCGTTTACAGAACGCCGTAAACATAGCTATTATATTCATCAAATTCCGGAAGTTCAAAAACAATTAATTATGGAAAATAAAATTGATGTTGATGTGGAAGCAAAAGGAAAAAATTTATCGGTTTTAAAAATGCGAAATGATTTTGGTATTATTAATTAATATTAGTGATCATAAAAATGTTTAATGATATACTTATCGCATTATTGACGTCATATAAAATTTCTATGTCACCAAAGGATTTTACGAGAATTAAAATGGATAAAGATGAAGAAGAAGAACTGAATAAATATTGGAATGAATATTTAAAAGATGAATATTCATCAGAAGATTTTTTCGTGGATACACCAGAAGAATTAATGGAAAAGCAACTGGCTTTTGCTAATCCAATTTGTCTAGATTGTTCACGAGAAACATATTCTTTATTAAATATCGAAAATAATGATATAATTTCTAAATGTCCAAATTGCAAACGCACATATAAAACACATATTTAATATGTGGACTATGTTACAATATATTTAATAATATTAATTATTATAACAACAGTACCTCATTTAATATTTTTATTTTTTATTATTAGCGGAGAAGACAAATGTTCAAAGTAGGAGATTGGGTTCAGATTACACCAACACCAGATTTAAAATGGGAACAATGGAGAAACTCACAAGATATTTATAAAGATTTTTTAGATAAAATTGGATGCATATCCAACATATCAGAAGACGAAGATCGTCCTGGAAAATTTTTATATGCTGTGAGAGTTGAGTTTGTTGATGGTTTGGGTCATCTCAAGCCAGGTCATTATTATGAATGGTTTAAGTCTGATCATTTAATTCACTCTTCTCAATCTCTTGCTAGTCTTAGAAACAATATGGCAAAGGCAGGTAAAGAATTACAAGAATGGGAAGATTTTAAAAAGAAATCTACCGATAAAATGTTGAAACATATATTTGCTCCAGAACCAAAAATAGAAAAAGTAGAGAAAAAAAATGATGACCCAAATCAGTGGGAGATAAAAGAAACTGATAAAACAAAATACGATGATAAATATGATACTTATTATGATGACGATCCATCAAGTTATACTTTTGAATATGTCAATAATACTGATGTAGATTACAATTATTATGTAGATACAAATGACAGTAGCAAAAAAGACCCGGACTGATGTATTTGATGTTGGAGATTTAGTAATATATAAACCTCTATCAGCAGTAAAAATTCAATTAGCAATAGTGGTAAAAAGAAAAAAACTTTTAAAATTATATGACATATTAATACAAACAGAAAATATATACTTAAAAGATATACCTATAGATTATATAGAAAAAATATCGTAATCAGTCACCCCGGTAAACTATTTATTTAGTCTACCGGGGTATTTTTATGTCTAAAATTTTAATAAAAATTAATAATAAAGAAAACAATTTTAGCAGTGCTCATGTTGTTATAATAAAAGATGGTAATGTCTTAATATTAAAACGCTCTTCTACTGATGCTTGGATGCCAGGACATTATGGACTTCCCGGTGGAAAATTAGATGCTGGAGAAAATCCTAAACAAGCAGCTTCGCGTGAGTGTAAAGAAGAAGCAAACTTAACAGTGTCTCCGGCAGATTTAGTGTTGCTTCCAAAAGTGAGTAAAGAAAAAGAACACGCTTTTTTCTATACAACAAAATTTTCTGGAGAACCAAAACTAGATTTTGAACACGATGATTTTATGTGGGTAAATCCAAAAGATTTATCTAAATACAAAATAGTTCCAGATTTACCAACTATAATATTTGCTGCCTTGGAGAACTTAAAGTGAGTTTTAAGGATAGATTTATACAATTTATATATAATTTTACTTGGTTTAGCAGACTATATTATGTTATAACTATAAAAATTTCACAAAATCTTCCAAAATGTGAAGTTCCAATTTATTATAAATTTGAAGATATAATAAAAGCATTAAATTATGGAAAATTTTATAAACATGATAATGTAGCAAATGTCTTTAAAGATTACATGATACACCCAAGAACCATACAGTGTCGTTTAGAAAACAAAGTTATGTTTGGAGACTGTGATGATCATGCGATTTATTGGTGTGTAGCAATAAAAAAATCAAAATTAGCAAAAAAAGTATGGCTTTCTTTCTATACGATGAAGGGTAAATGGCCGGATGACACATATCAATCTCATGCCGTATGTGTTTTTCAAGATTTTCAAGGAAAATTATTCTGGTGTGATTATGGAAATCCAAATTTAATCCAAAATATTGAAGATTTTCAAGTAAAATCAGCAGAAAAATACGGATGCGAACCTGTCTGTGCAGCAACTTGGGAAATTTTTAGCGTTTTAGAAGATGATACTCCAGTTTTTAGACAAATTTCAAAAATATTACCAACAAAAAAGTGAAAATTTATGGAAAAAATTAAAATTATCATAAAAGACAAAGAAAAACTTCACGGTGGAAAGGGAGATTATCGTCCCGATAGTGATTTTGATAAAAAAGATCTTGAAGATGGCATCAAACACGAAATGGAACATACAAAAGATCGTCAAGTAGCCAAAGAAATTGCCAAAGATCATTTGAGTGAAGATCCTAATTATTATAAAAAACTAAAAAAGATAGAAAAATGAACGAACTCGCTACAAAATCTCAAGTTGATCCATCTGTTTTGGCCCCAAAGGCTGATTTGTATCCAAAATTGTGGGATCCAAATACTAAAAAACTCAATCATAATGTTGTTTTAAAATTAAAACAAATAGCTGAAGACTTTATTCGTGGCTTTGAGTATCCTTTAAAAATAAAAGATATAATTTTAACTGGTTCTATAGCAAATTTCAATTGGAATCAATTTTCTGACATAGATTTACATGTTTTATTAGATTTTAATGAAATTCCAGATGAATATCGCGAAGCATTTAAAGATTATTTTAATGCTAAAAAAGAAATATGGAATAAAAATCACAATATTATGATTGTTGGCCATGAAGTTGAAGTTTATATACAAGATCTTAATGAACCACATTATTCTACTGGTGTTTATTCAATATTAAACGATAAATGGGTGTCGCAACCAACGTTTAAGAGACAAGATGTAAATTATGATGATGTAATCAATAAAACAGAAAGTTTTATTGAACAAATAAATAAACTTTCGGAACTAATAGGTAAAAAAGATTATCAAAAGGCTAAAACCGGTATTGATAATCTTAAAAAGAAAATTAAAAAGTATCGTCAAGCAGGATTAGAGACTGAAGGTGAGTATTCTACCGAAAATCTTGTATTTAAGATGCTTCGTAATCAAGGATACTTAGAGACTTTGTCAAATCTAAAACTTCAAGCATATGATAGTGATATGAGTATCGAAGAAGAGATACTTAATTTTCAAAAAACTCTTGAAGAAGCAAAGAAAAAGAAAAAACGGAAAAAAGATGCCTGTTATTATAAAGCAAGAGCAAAATATAAAGTATGGCCTTCTGCCTATGCTTCCGGCTATTTGGTAAGATGCCGTAAAAAGAAGGGTAGAATAAACGAAGAAGAATTTGAGATCGATGAAACTATTCTTGATGAAGAATTGGAACTTGATGAAGAAATAATTGAAGAATTAAACAATATTCTTGATGAGAAAAAAAAGAAAAAGAAAAAATCTGATTTCTCAAAAGAAAAATCACAAGGTCTTCGTGGTTGGTTTTCTCGCCATGGTGAAAAAGGTAAGAGCAAAGGGTGGATAGATTGTAATACCTGCCGTAAAGATAAGAAAACAGGAAAGAAAACCTGCAAAACTTGCGGTCGTGGAGAAGGTGAAAAACGAAGCAAATATCCAGCGTGCCGTCCAACACCATCACAGTGTACTCGCGCCGGAATGAAGCGTAAAAAGAGTTCTAAACAAGTTTCTTGGAAATCTAAGAAGGAAGAATGAAAATGAAAAATTATCTAACCGAATGGAAGAAATATAAACAAAATATATTAATAGAGACAAAAACATTAGATCAAATTGCCGCAGACAAAGCAAAATTAGCAGCAGAAGAAGCAGCTGCTTTAAAAAAAGCAGCCGAAGATAAGAAGAAACAACAACAAGAAGAAGCCAAAGAATTAAAAAAACAACAAATAAAAACAGGTACTTCAAGTCCAAAGCCAACAACTGGCCTTACAACTGAAGCGGACAATATGAGTGTTGGTGGTCTTGCTGATGGAGCAGTCGGCAACGTTCCTTATCAAATATTAGATGAAGAAGAACTAACCGAAGAACAATTAGAAGAAGCATCCGGTTGCCACGAAGGAATGGAAGAAGGTGGTAAATCTTGTATGGTAGAACTGTCATATGACGAAATGGAAGAAGAAAAAACTTGTAATGAATGTAAATACTGCAAAACAGATAAATTATTAACTGAAGCAAAATATAAAGGTAGAACAGTTCCTCTGGGCAAACCCATGCGTGGTGATGTAAAGAAATTTAAAGTCTTCGTAAGAGATCCAAAGACTGGAAATGTAAAGAAAGTTAATTTCGGTGACAAGAAGATGAGAATCAAAAAGAGCAATCCCAAACGCCGTAAATCTTTCCGCGCTCGTCATAATTGTGCTAATCCAGGACCAAGAACAAAGGCACGTTATTGGTCTTGCCGTAAATGGTGATTTATATTTATGAAAATATTATTAGAAAATTGGAAAAAATATATTAATGAAAATTCTGAAACAAAAAAGAAATCTTCTAAAGCAGAAAAGGAAGATTTAAAACAAGTTATTGCCGAATTAGATCAATTATCTAATAATACATTTATTTATTTTGATACAGAAACTCTTGGATTAACCTCCAAAGAAGATCAAATAACTCAATTAGCATATACAATTATTAAAGGCGGTCAAAAAGAAGGCGCAACAGAAGGAAATTTAATTGCTCGTCTAACAGATGAGACAAGAAGAAGATTTAAAGATGGTACTTCTGAAAATTTAAAGTGGCATGAGAAAAATGCAAAATATTCTCAAAGTCTAATAAAGAAAAAACAAGAAAAAGAAGAAAAGTATTCTTTAATGTTAAAAAAGAAGGAAGAATTAGAATTCCAACAAATAGAGCAAACAAAAAACAAAGAACAATTTTCTGTTCAAGAAATAGATACAGTCAAAAGAGAACTTAAAGATTTAAAAAAAGAAATAGAGACAGCCAAAAGAGAATTTCAACATTTAGAAAAAGATATAAAAATGGCAACAGATCCAAAATATATTTTACAATATACTGGATATGATGAAAGCAAAGCAACCATGACAGAAAAAGAAATGTTGACTAATTTTTTGTCTATTATAAATCAAAATCCGAATAGTGTTTTAGTGGCTCACAATATCGGATTCGACTTTAGATTTGTAAACGGAAGAAATCAATTATACGGTCTTCCTCTATTACAAGAAGGTGAAAATATACATACCCTACTTGATACTCTTAAATTGTGTAAGAATAATTATGTTCCAGCGTTAGAAAAATTAAGAATTACTTTAGAACAACAATTAAAATCAATATCAACTAAAAAAGTACAACAAGAAGCAGAACAAGATATAAAAAATCTATCTCTACAAGTTCAAAAAGCCTCTACTGAAGATAGTGTAGAAGAAAAGACAAAACTTTTATTAACTGTCTTGCTAGATAGTACAGATAGGGCCTTGCAACGTGGCAAACCCATAATAGATGAAAAGATAAAAGAAGAAGAACAAAAATATTCAGCTAAACTTGGTGATATAGCAAAAACCATCAATATTGATCCTGCAGGCGCACACATGGCGATAGAAGACGTAAGAATGTTAGTTCAGATATTTAAAGAAATGAAAAGAGTTATGGTTCTTGTTGACAATTATATTGAACATGGCGAAATAGTTATAACTGAATTTATTAATGAAATTCAAGAATTTCAAAAACAAGTAAAATTAAAGAAAAGCAAGAGTGCTCCATCTGCGGCTGAAGGCGGATATTGAAGATAAACCAAGAATATTACTATTTATTTTTATGAATATTGAACGCATTAGAAATCTCATAAGAGCATTTTATCCGTATGCTAAACAACAACTTGGTTTCGAAAAACCGGTTAAAATTATTTATGTTACAAAAGCCGAAGAAAATTCAGTAGATCCATTTGGCAAAACTGCTTATTACAATCCCGATCAAAATAGTGTTACATTATTTACACTTAACAGACATCCAAAAGATATATTAAGATCTTTTGCTCACGAATTAACCCACCATGCACAACATTGCCGTGGTGATTTTGATGGTCAAGAAGTATCAACAGAAGAAGGATACGCACAAAAAGATCCCTTGTTAAGAAAAGCTGAAGAAGAAGCATATATGCAAGGTGGAATGCTTGTCCGCGATTGGACAGATACGCTTAAAGGTGAAAAAAGAAAGGTTTTAATTAATATTATGGAAAATAAAGAACCAGAACATAAAGAAGCAAAACAAGCTCGTAAGCGTCTAGACGATGACGAAGCTGTTACAGATATGTTTGAAGATAGAAGAAATAAACTTAATAAAAAATTAATGGATAAATTCATCAAACCAGTTAAAAAGGAAGGAAACACGGAATGACCTCACCAGCATTAAGAAAAAAAAGAGCTATTTATTTAAAAAATAAAGAAGCACAAGAAGCAGAAAAAACCCTTACTGTAAAAAATCCTGAGCTACAGGTTGCAGTAGTGACCCCATCGGTGGTAGAATCAGAGCCGAAGCCAAAAAAATCAGTAACCAAAAACGCTTTAGTAGAAACAAAGAAAGCAGAAGAAAGTAAAGTTGTTGAAACAGCAAAATCACAAGATCAAGTTGTAGAACAACCTAAGAAAGAAGTCAAGGCTTCGAACGGAGAATGATAAATGGGCGGTCTTTCCAGACATATGAAGCATTTATATGAAAATCCATCTTTGACATTTACAGAGATTAAAGATATTTTTAAAAAAATAAATGATGGTAAATTGTTAGTAACAGAGAAGTTAGATGGACAAAATCTACTTCTTTCTTTTTCTGTTACACAAGGAAAGGCCAAAGCAGCAAGAAAAAATGATGATATATTAAATGGCGGTATATCAACAGACAACGTTGCTAATTTAACAGAAGTTAAAGAAGTTCAGTCTTCTTTTTTGGAAGCACTAAAAGTATTTGAGAATATTGTTAAGAATTTTTCTATTGAAGACCAAATCAATATATTTGGTCCTAATGCCAATTATTATTATAATTGTGAAATTCAAGATCCAAAAAATCCAAATGTTTTGGTTTATGAAAGACCAATCATAACTGTTCACAGAAGCGGTCATTTAAAACAAAATAAATTTAATAAAAAAGTTTTTAATGACACTCTTTCGAAAGAATTTCTAAGATTAGAAAAATTATTAAAAGAAAACGTTCAGCTTAATGAACAAGCTGGCGATGGTTTTATAATTCGTTCAAACGATATAAGAAAAGTGGGTCCTCTCAAAGATAAAAGATGCTATGAGAATTCATTAAAATCGTTACAAAACGAGTTAAAAGGATGTGGCTTGTCGGATAAGGCAAGTTTAGCAGAATACATTTTAAATCGATTAGATAAAAAGATTGATGAAAAAGTAGAATTACCTAAAAAAGTAAAAATTGAATTATTAAAGAGATTAATGAAAGAGGGTAATACAACCTCTAAACATGTTTATGATGCTTTAATTAAATCTGGAAAACCAGAATTATTAGAAACAATAAGAAATATAATTAATTCAGAGAAAAAACTTTTAAAAGAAGCCATTTCTCCAATAGAAGAAATAACAACCCAGTTTGGTGCTGGTGTTTTAAAAGAATTTCAAAGTTCATATATTAAAGATCACTTAAGTGAAGTTAATCGATTAAAGACTGAATTAAATGAAATTTTTAATATTGTTGGTTCTACTGGAAATGTAGAAGCGCAAAACTTTTTAAATAATCAATTCAAAAGAATAAAAGATGTTAATAATATTAACTCTGCTTGTGAAGGGTTTGTTTTTAAATATAATGATGACGTCTATAAAATCACTGGATTATTTTCTCCTCTTAATCAGATATTAGGTATGAAAAAATATTCACGTGGTACAATACCTCCATTAAATAAACTGTCTGAAAATAAGACAGCAATCATTTCATTTGGTAGATTTAATCCACCAACGATCGGTCATGAAATTGTATTTAAAGTCGCTTCAGATCTAGCAAAACAAAATAAAGCTGATTTCTTTATTGTTCCAACAAAAACAACAGACAAACAAAAAAATCCCTTAACAATCCAGGAAAAGATCTCTTATCTTAGTAAAATCTTCCCTGAATATAACAGTAATATATTAAATAATACTAATATTAATACTATATTTGATACTGCCAAATATCTATCAGAACAAGGTTACAAGAATTTAAAAGTAATTGTTGGTTCTGATAGAAAAGAACAGTTTGAAGTATTAAATAAGTATAATAAAGATTATAATTTTAAATCTATTGAAATAGTTTCTGCCGGTGAAAGACTTGATGAAGGCGAAGGTGTTCAGTCAGTTTCAGCCAGTAAAGCGCGTCAAGCCGCTATTGATGGCGACGTAGAAACGTTTATGAAGAACTTTGCTGGTCGTCTTGAACTGGAAGAAGGCATCAGATTAATGAATTTGATCCGTTCCAGAATTGAAATTCTTGAAGACAACAAAAAAAAAGTTCTGGAACCTTTGTCCCCTTCTTTGTTAAATGAAATTATAAGAAAATCTGGAAATAAATGGTGTGTCTTTTCGAAAAAGAAAACCAAAGAAGGAAAAAAGAAAAAATTAGGTTGCTATAATAGTCGTGCTGGTGCAAAAAATCGTCTTCGTCAAGTTGAATATTTTAAATCTATTAAAGAAGAACAAGATCTAGAAGAAATGGCTATGAGCGGCGGTGGAGTTGCTGGGCACGTAAATCAAGATCATTTAGAAGAAACAGAAGAAGTTGATGAAGTTAATGTTAATTACGGTGGTGATAATAATGCTCGTCTTGGAATTTCTGTTCAAAAAAGAGATGATGAACCATCCAGAAAAGAACGCATTAAAGTGCTAATTATGCAAGAGGAACAATTCATGGTAAACAGAAAAGAATTTATTGAAGAAATTAAATTACGCAAAGTAGTACGTGAAGCATTAAAACGTAAAATGAAAGAGCGTGAAGAAAAAATTCTTCAAGAAGAAAAACAATTACGATTAGTTATAAGAAAACTCTTGCAGGAAAAAGATGAAGAACCACCACATCCTATAACCGGGATCAATGTTCTTAGAGATCTTCTTAAAAAAATTGTTCCAACAATAGAAAATAGTTATAAGCAATTAACAACCAGTAAAGAACAACGTGATTCATTCAGAGCAAATCTTGTTAAAGCAACAAAAAATTTAATTACTGCAACAGAAACACCAGAAGAAAAAGTCTCTGTTGATGTTGAATTAAAGGAACAAGAAGACGAAGCGGAATTAAGTCAAGCTCGCCAAGCAGCAAAATCAGATCCAAGATTTATTGATCCTTTTGCAAAGAAAAACGAACCAAAAGTTTCTGATAAAACAGAATTAAAACCAGAACCAGAAGTAGATGATGGCCTTGATACAACTGGTCGTGATATGTCTCAAAGAACGTTTAATAAAATTAAAAAACAAATAAAAGATGCTTATGATGTTTTATCAGATCAGCGCGACAAAGATGCTTTTTCTGAATATCTTTTAACAAATGAATTGTTACATATGGATATTTTCGAAGATGATATGGCAAAAACTCCAGAAGAGCCAACAACCCCTTCTTATGAAAAAGAAAAACAAAAACTTGATTCAAACTCTCCAGAAGGAAATACAACTTCTCAAATGCCATCTTCTAATTTAGAACAACCACCGCCGGCTTCTCCAAATCCAGTCATGGAAAGAAGAAAACGTAGATAGTCTTTACATGTTTCTAAACATGTGCTAATTTATTGGCATGAGAGACTATATAAAAACTGCTACTGAAATAGGTAAACTTGTAAAAGAAAAACAAGAAGCTTATGGCGATAGTTTTTCGAAAAGTGAAGAGATAATAAAAATTTTATTTCCTAACGGTGTTAAACCAGAAAACTATAGAGATCTATTAACAATAACACGAATAATTGATAAATTGTTTCGCATAGCTACAAGAAAAGATGCGTTTGGTGAAAGTCCATATCGTGATATAGCGGGTTATGCCCTTTTAGGATTAGTAAGTGACTTGGAAGAAGAAAAGAAAAATTCAAGGTAAACGCGAACACTATTCGTTGTCGAAAAAATTAAAACGCGATGGTAAAATATCAGAACAATTTGAAATAATGTTAAATTCACTAACAATAGAAGAATTGATAGGTTTAAAATTAGAATTAGCAATTAAAGCATCTGGTACTGCTCTTTTTGGAATACCAATTTATAAGAGTCTCAAAGATGTTGCCAAGGCGGCACTACTAATGTATGCTGCATCTGCCACCAGATCAGATCGGGAAGCCGCTGCTCTGTTAGGAATTGATAGAATGGAATACGTGCAGTCTATCAAAAAATATAATATTGTTACTTATTTTGAAGGAGAAACAAATGGATAATCAAACAACAAACACGCCAACTACACAAACAACTGATACAGCTACAGCAGTTACAGATTCACCTAAAACTGAAGAAGTCGTTGCAGCAGCACCAGTAGTAGCTGGTGAAGGTGAAGCAGTTCCGGACGTAGCTGTAACCGTAGAAGGGGTACAAGTTGCTGTAACTGACACTGATGATGAAGGTCTTCAACTTACACCTGCCACTGGAGCAGTTTTAGTATTGGTTGTAGGACTTCTTGCTGTAGCGGTTACTCGTCTACGTAAAAAGTGATATATTGGCACACTTTCGTGTGCCAATTTGCCGACATAGCTCAATTGGTAGAGCATCGCCCTTGTAACGCGAAGGTTCTCAGTTCAAGTCTGAGTATCGGCTTTTTTTAATTTTTTATTGTCTAATGGCTAGGAATATTCTAATTATATTAAAGGAAATTTAATATGGGCGGAATAAGAAAAGGTACTGGTCGCAGTAAGACCGGATATTATAAAGGTATATATTGTGGTTCTACATATGAATTGTGCTGGGTAATTTATAATTTAGAAAATAATATATCTTTTTGTAGGTTTCCGGGTTTTTTAACAGATGGTAATATAAAATATTATCCAGATTTTATTTTAACCGATACGAGTGAAATTGTAGAAATTAAAGGATATGAAACAGAAATTGTTAAAATAAAAACTCAAATAGCAATTGATAATGGATATAAAATTAAAGTTTTATATAAAAAAGATTTAAAACATATTTTTGATTATGTAAAAAACAAATATCATACTACAAAATTTTATTTATTGTACGATATTTATAATCCAAAATATAATTTAAATTGTATGCATTGTTTAAAAAATTATAACTCTGAAAGAAAACCAAAAAAAACAAACTTTTGTAGTCGTATTTGTTGTGGAAAATATAGAAAAAAACAAAATGAAAATAATTTTATTGAATCCGGAAAAAAAACGAGATTTAAACCGAAACTTTCGGAAGAACAAATATTATCAATCTTAAACGATCAAGATAGTTATAGTATGATAGCTAAAAAATTTAATATTCATAAAAGTGCTGTAGGTTTTATAAAAAAGAAAAGGCGGGTTAGTTAAACGGTTATAACACTTGGCTTTCACCCAGGCATCGCGGGTTCGATTCCCGCACCCGTCACCACTGTCTTATGTTTACTGGAGGAATTGGTAGACTCACTATAAAGTAGTTTATAGCGCCGTTATGGCATCCCGGTTCGAATCCGGGTTAAACATCGGACTTAATTTTAGAGAGATTTAAATATGTCACAAATAGTTCAATATGATGAAAGTCTTCCAATCAATTTTAACCTTGTAAAAGAGGGGTTTGTTGATGCGCTTGTTTCAGAAAAATTTTTAACACCAGAACAAGGTGATATGATAAAGAAAAATTATTCTGTAACTCTTGTAAGAAAAAATTGGCTTGGTAGAATGGTAGATAGTTTACTTTGGGGAAAAGATAGTAAAGATGATTTTAAATTAGTTATGGTAAAAGTGGTTTTTCCACCTAAGTAAATATAATGGACAGGTGGCCGAGTGGCTGAAGGCACCGGATTACTAACCCGGAGTAGGTTAATAGCCTATCGTGAGTTCGAATCTCACCCTGTCCGCCATATGGGCTGGTAGTTAAATGGGATAACACGACGTTTGCATCGTTGAATTGAGAGTTCGATTCTCTCCCGGTCCACCAAAATTTTTCGTTATGACTAGTTAAATATATGAAAAATTCAATCCTGAAGTTCTTAGAATTGGTTCAAGAAGACTGTTTAAGACATGGGGTTGAAATAGTCTTTCATCCAAAACAAGAAATAAAACTCTCAAAAAAGATAGGTGTTTCTGGTTATTGGAGTGACGATGAGCGACGATTAAATGTTGCTATTTATTGTGATGAATGGCTTACCGTATTAGCACATGAATATAGTCATTTTTGTCAATGGAAAGAAAATAAATTTTTAGATAAAGCTACTTCTGATGCTTATGTTGATTTTGATGAATGGCTTGAAGGAAAAATAGAACTTTCTAAGAATAAATTACAAAAAACTTGTGAATTAATACAAAAATGTGAATTGGATTGCGAGAAGAGAGCTTTAAAATTTATAAAAGAATATAAATTATATAAAGATGAGAAACTTTATATTCAGAAAGCAAATAGTTATGTTCTTGGATATGAAGCAGCCAAAATAAAAAGAAAATGGTTTAAAACTGCACCATCTAGAACAAATAAAATATTTTCTAATATGCCAAAAACATTCACAAGAACTTTAAAACCTTCAAAAAAAATGTTAAAATTGTTTTTAGAGACATGTTTCTGAAAAGAGAATAAAATGCATTACAGTATGTTTGTTTTTATGGACAAGTTCACAAAACCTGTTCTTCCTCCACTTCTCGTAGAAAAAGATTGTGGAAAATATACAGTCGAAAATGGAATAACCGGTAGAGTATATCTTATTAGTGGTGAGTTTAATGATATATTTAAATTTATTAGCTCTCACCAACAAATATGGATTGGTTTTCATGATAATTGTACCGAAGAAGAATTATTTTTAGAAAAATGGGTCCAACCGGTATGAATGATTATTTTGAATGCACTTGTTCCAGTAAGGAACATACATTTTGCGTAACAAGTGAACAAAGCGATGGTGAATGGCCACCAGAATTATTTTTTCACTTTCAATTAATACAGCCAAAAAATATTATTGGAAAACTAGTCACAGTAGGTAAATATCTACTTGGCTATAAGTGCAAATATGGAAATTGGGATGTTGTAAATCTCGATCAAGATAATACCAATCGTTTGATTGTTTTGTTACATCAGCATCGAGTTAGATTAGAGAAATTTAATAAAGAAAGAGAGAAAAAAAATGACAGAACAAGTTGAAAAAGTTCCACATAAAGATGGACCACCATGGGATAATAAGCGAGTGTTTTCAACATTCGGAGAAGCGGATACATTTAGAAAAACTTTTCTATCCGATGAAACAAAACAGGTAAAAGTAAAACGTTTTGTAAACGCTGCTGGAGTTGAAACATTTGTAGTCAAAGTAAGAACAAATCCAGCATTAGTTCAAACAGAAGAAACGCCAAAAAAGAATAAAAAAAATAAATGACCGTTGTGCCGTGCTTGACGCGGCCAGCGATCTCTGCTATGATGCATGCATGTGCTCTCGTAACTCGGTAGAAGTTTTATAAGTCTCTTACAAGTTATAAGTACTATTTACTCCTGTAGCATTACGGTTAATGCGCGCGCCTTATAAGCGTACAAATGTGGGTTCGAATCCCACCGGGAGTACCAAGTGATTTGTAAAGAGCATAATGAAGAAAAAGTAGTTTACAAAAATGGAAGAAAACAATGTCGTTCATGTAATAAAAAAAATCAAAGTATTTGGTGGAATAAAAATAAATTAAAGCAACAAGAAAGAGTAAAAAATAACAGAAATCGTTTACAAGATGTAGTTTTAGAAATAAAAGAAGCGCACAAATGTTTTATATGCGAAGAACAAAATCCAATGGTTTTAGAGTTTGATCATATTGATAATAAAACTGAGTCTGTTTCTGAAATGGTAAGAATAGGTGTAAAGTCTGAAGCTATAAAAAATGAAATAGCAAAATGTAGAATATTATGCGCAAATTGCCACCGAATAAAAACCCACATAGAAAATAATTCATACATATTTAAAAAATATGAAACAGATAAAAGATTTTCTGATAAAATTGAAAATATCAGAAATATGATAGACAAAAATGAAAGAAATATTTTATTGTCCAGTAGCTCAGTTGGTAGTAGCGCGTGACTGTTAATCACGAAGTCGTTGGTTCGACCCCAACCTGGACAGCCAAATAGAGAAGAAAATGACAGAACAGAATAAAAATACGATTGTAGTTACTGAAACTTGGGCCGGTGCTGTAAAAGAATTTTCAAGACAGTTGGGCGCCGTTTCAACCCTATTGATTATCGTATTATCAATAGGTCAGTGTAGTGGATGTTTTGATTTGTATCGTGTATTAGGAAAGTGAAAGGAAATGCTCTCGTAGCTCAGTTGGATAGAGCCGACGGTTTCTACCCGTAAGGTCGGGAGTTCGAATCTCTCCGAGAGCGCCAAATCATGAATGAAAATAAAAAAGAAGGCAAAATACTTAAAGCAGCATTAAAAGCAGCAAGAGTCTTGTCAAAAGCGAATAGAGCGGCGATTAAAGACCCATCAAAGCTTTGTGATTGTTGTATGAATGAATGGGAATGGACAACATTACAAGAAGAAAAACTTTGTGATGAATGTTATGGGGAAAAGTATGGCAAGACCAAAGAAAAAACCAAAGTGGGATGAAATCTGGATGGGATTAACTCTGCATATCGCAGAACGTTCCCGTGATCCCAGATTGAAAGTTGGTTCTGTAATTGTTACAGAAGACAATACTAGTGTTCTTGCTATTGGTTACAACGGAGACGAGCAAGGTGGAAATAATCAACCTGATAGTATGGAGCCGGGTAAAAGTGGGTTCATCCACGCAGAAGCAAATGCGTTGATCAAGATGAATTTTGGAGATCACAGAAACAAAAAAATGTATCTCACTCATTCGCCTTGTCCTGTTTGTGCTCGTATGATTGTTAATGCTGGAATTAAAAAAGTTATTTTTTGTGATGAATACCGAGATTCAAAAGGATTAGACATCTTAAAAAAATCTGGTATTGATGTAGAAAGATATGATATGTGCATGGTAGATTGAGACTACCGACACTTGAACAAAAGGAGAAATGTTATGTCTGATAAGCGTACAATTGAACTAAATCTTGATCTTGAACTTCGTGGTCGTGAAGAACACCAGAATTCAACACTCGTAAAGACTGTTGAGGCTAATTTCGTTCCACAACACGGAATGGTTGTTATGGTTGATGAAATTCCTTTCCGAGTAAAGACAGTAGCACTTGCTAATCTAAGTGGATTGAAGCATGTAGCTTATCCAGTAACTACAAAAGGAATTAAATTTATCTCCCGCAATGATTCAGAGAAGGGACGAGAGTGGTTTAGTTCTCGTTCAGAACACTTTAAAAAGCTTGGTTGGAAGCCTGCTACTTGATAGATGATTAGATGACTGCCCTGCCTAAAAACAGGGCAGTCTTGTTTATATTCCTAGGAATGTTTATGGAACTAAAAATTAAAACTTTACACGATGGTTCAGAAGTATCACTAGAAGATGTGATTTCAAAACATCCAAATATTAAATATCGTGTTGGATGTGATAGTATGAACATCAAGGATAAAACTGTCTTTATTACTACTCTTGTCGGAATTCATCCAGACAAGAGTGGTGCTTTTATTCTTTATTCAAAAGAAAAAATTGCTAAAATTGAAGAACCACAAGTTCGTCTTTGGGTTGAGGTCGAGAAAGCAATTGAGTTTGCTACGACGTTAAGAGACGATTATTCAATAGATATTGAATGTATTGACTTTGATTTGAATCCAGATATTACCTATGAATCGAGTCGACTTGTTGCTGGTGCTATTGGGTATGCTGAATCGATGGGATTTAAAGCATACTGTAAGCCTGATTCTATTTTTGCTATTTATGCTGCCGATTTCATAGTTCATAAAGGTAATGATGGAACAAAGAGAAAAGGATTAAATACATGAAAAAAAATATTCTTTTTTGTATTATAGGATTAGCGGGTGGTTTTTTATTTGGTATTACTGCTAAAAATGCAGTAGAACTACAAATGTCATTAAATAAGAAAAAATCTGCTTGTAATGATGCATATGAAGTTTTGTGTGTACAAGCACATGCCTGTACTGGATTTGATGTAGAAGATTGCGATAAAGTTGTAAAAGATGGAGAAATGTGTAACGTAGAACTACCAGATTTGCAAATGATTTATCTTTGTAAAGAAGAACTAAGGAATATTGAATGCTCTGATAATATGCCAACAAGTTGTTTTCTTTTTATGGAGTGAATATGCGCGGTGAAACTCGTCGAGAAAGATATAAGAACAAAGAAAAACTCTCTGTTAAGTTTCCAGTAGAGGTTGCTTGTATTAATTTTAAACATGAACCAAATATTGGTTATGTTATAAGGGCCGCTGCTTGTTTTGGAGCAAGTAAAGTAAATCTGATTGGTTGTTGTCCGGAACCAAAAGAACTAAGAGAGCTTTCAGGTACTACAAGTGACTTCATAGAACTTCAAAAGTTTTCTAATCCACATCATTTTTTAACTTATTGCAGAGAGAATAATATTCATATTGTATCAGCGGAATTAACAGACAGCTCAAGGAGTTTGTATGATTATGCGTATCCGACAGATCGTAAGGTCTGTATTGTGGTGGGGAACGAACAAACAGGAGTACCATCCGATATTCTCCAGCACAGTGAAGTTGTACAAATTCCAATGCCGGGAATAGGTTTTTGTTTAAATACGGCGCAAGCGTGTAACATTATGCTCTTTGAATACACAAAGCAGATGGCAGCGGCTTGACAGACCGGGAGATCGGTGTTATACTGATCTCGTTCCTGCCCCGATGGCGGAACAGGTAGACGCAGCGGACTTAAAATCCGCCGACCGCAAGGTCATGCCGGTTCGATTCCGGCTCGGGGCACCAAATATTAATATAAAATTATAAATATATGATGGCAGTTGAACTTCACAAGCATAAAGATATACCACACATAATAAACATCGATTCTTCAACAAGAATAACTGTTAGTTTTAATTCTTTGTTAAATTCTGTTGTTTATTACGAACAAGCTACTGAGCATCAGGCTAAATTAAAAATAGGAAAATTTTGCTCTATAGCAGCACAAGTATCTTTCTTTCTGGGAGGAAACCACAATATAAAACGTATAACAACATATCTACCGGATTTAGATATGAAGTCAGATACAACAACAGAATTATTAACTAAAGGAAACATTATAATCGAGAATGATGTTTGGCTAGGCAGATCTTCTACAATTTTATCCGGTGTTAAAATAGGAACAGGTTCAGTAATAGGAACACATGCCGTAGTAGCAAAAGATATAGAGCCGTATTCTATTGTTGTTGGTAATCCAGGAAAAGTTGTAAAGAAGAGATTTACTGATAGACAAATAGATATTCTTTTAAAATCAGAATGGTGGAATTGGAGTAGAGAAAAAATAAAAAATAATTCACATATAATTTTTGGAGAATCATTCGAAAAGTTTGAAGAATTAATTAATAATATTTAATAATTTTATTGGGGAATCGTCTAATGGCAGGACCGTGGATTTTGATTCCACTTATCGGGGTTCGAGTCCCTGTTCCCCAACCAAAAACTTAATAATTATTTGCCCCCGAAAGGGGGTTTTTTATTGTCTTTTTTAAAGACTATATATTATATGAAGTTGCGAGTAACTTTTGATTTCGAATTTAAAGATCAACTAACTCAAGAAGAAATAGAAGAGTTAATTTATATAATTGAAGGCTGGTCTGAATATGACGGTGGCGCGTTTTTAGAAATACCCGGTGGATTTAAAGAAGTTTTAGTTTCTCGTGAGATAATTAAAAAATTAAATAAATAAATTATTGATTAAATATTTCTTTTACTTTTTCAGAAAAATTTTCTTTTATTTTTCTTGATTGTAATATTTTTATTTTAAAATCATAAGTGAAAGAATATTTGTAAAATAAACTAGTTCTTTCGTGATTTGTTGCCAACATAACATGTTGAAAATCTGGAACTCCACGAGAAATAATTCCTATTATTTCCCAATTTTCATTAAAAATTGGAGAACCAGAACTTCCACCAACACCAACTAATTTATAAACGCTAGATTTATATTCTTCTTCTTGCAGTTGAACAGCACCTTCATAATATCCATCAAACATTAATGCCATATTTGGACCATGTAATCCTAATGGTGCAGCAATATTATAAATATGATCTCCTATTTCGGGAGCATTTTCAGCCATTTTTAATGGATTGGCTGGTATTATTGTTTCTGTTATAAGCAAGCATAAATCGTCTTCAGAAGAAACTACAAATCCAATAACAGGATATTTATTTTCTTGTAGATCTAAAACTCTGATTGCTATTGTGTTAAAATCACAAACATGACCAGCAGTAAGAATAATCGTGTTCAAATTATCGATATGGTTGATAATTACTCCAGAGCCCATAGAGGCGTATTCAGAAGTGAGAATTTCAACCTTAACAAACGATTCTCTTGGAGCATTTTTGAAATTAACTGAATTTAATACAGTTACACATCCGCAACTAGTAGAGAATATCACTAGTAAAATCATGCCAAATAGTTGTTTAAAAAACTGCGGCATATATGTAACTATATTGCCGCAGGTTAAAATACATAATTATTATAAAGAAAAGTTGGTAACAAAATGAAAAAAATATTCGTGCTAGATACAAGTGTTTGTTTGGCTAATGCTAATGCTGTTTATAGTTTTGGCAAAGATGATGTTTATATTCCATTAAAAGTTCTTGAAGAAGTCGATAAACATAAAAATCGTCAAGACGGTGTTGGACAAAATGCTCGTAACTTTATTAAAATTCTTGATGAATTAAGAGAAAAAGGTTCTCTACAAGAAGGTGTAAGATTACAAAAAGGCAAAGGTCTTCTTAAATCTGTTGCATTTTCTCCTTCTACCTTTCCAGCCGATTTAGATTTGACAGTTCCAGATCACGTTATTATTGCTACGGCATATGCGGTATGGAAAAATAATCAAGATAAAAAAGTTGTTGTTGTATCTCGTGATATTAATATGCGAGTTATTTGCGATTCAATAGGTCTTGGTTCTGAAGGATATGATTCAAATCAAGTAATCTCCAGTAGTTCAGAATTGTATTCTGGATTTAAAGAAATTGTTGTTGATGACGAATTTATTGATCGCCACTATAAGGGTGAGCAAATGTTTTTAGAAGACAAGGCAGCATCTTATCTCTACCCACATCAGTATCTAACTTTGATAAGCAATAATAATCCAAACAAAACTGCTCTCGCCAGATTTATAAATAAAGATACTCCACTTCGCAAGATTGGTGAGTTTAAGGGAAGAAATAATATTTATGGAATTGAATCTCGTAATAGAGAGCAAAGTTTCGCTATGGACCTATTGATGGATCCAACCGTTCCAGTTGTAACCCTTGTAGGTAAAGCTGGTTCAGGTAAAACTCTAACTGCGATTGCTGCTGGATTAGAGCAAATGCTTACAAAAGGTCTTTATACTCGCTTAATTGTATCTCGTCCAGTTCAGCCACTTGGTCGTGATATTGGTTATTTGCCCGGAACCATGGAAGAAAAAATGTTGCCATGGTTAAGTCCAATCCAAGACAATCTTCAGTTCCTTCTTGGTAATGATAAAGAATTATTACAAGAATATATGATGAAGGGTCAAATTGAAATTGAAGCTCTAACCTATATTCGTGGTCGCAGCATCGCCAAGGCATTCATGATTATAGACGAAGCACAAAACCTCTCAGCGCACGAACTAAAAACAATCGTCACTCGTGTAGGCGAAGACACCAAAATCGTTTTAACGGGCGATATAGAGCAAATAGATAATGTCTATGTTAATGATACAAGTAACGGACTTGCCTACGCTGTTGAAAAATTTAAATCAACACAATTAGCCGGCCACGTAACCCTTACCAAGGGTGAAAGATCTGCTGTTGCAAGTTTGGCGGCTCGTATTTTATAAAGGTAGAAAATATTTTATTTCACTATTTACTTCTAAAAAGGAGATAGTGAAATGATATTAGATAATATAGAAGAAAAATCTTGGAAAGATATAATAAAAGTTAAATGTGAAAAGTGTAATAAAGAAAGAAATGTTAAATACATAACGGCAAAATACAAAAAAGAGCATTTATGTAGAAAGTGTTCTGTATCTGGTGAAAATCATCCTAATTGGGGAAAAAAATTATCAAAAGAATTAAAAAAAAAGATAAGCTTGGGAAATATTAGAAAAGGTTGGAGAAAACAGGGCGGTGGATATAAAGCAGTTTTGGTTGACGATCACCCTCGTTCAAAACCATATAGAGGCGGTAGATATATTATGGAGCATATTTTAGTTATAGAAAAACAAATAGGAAGACATCTAGAAGAGCACGAAATAATTCACCATATTGACGGAGATAAATTAAATAACACACCAGAAAATCTATTTTTATGTTCCGGACAAGATAGAAAAGAATCAAATCAAATTCACAATCACTCTCACGACACAGCAGAAAAATTAATTTTTGAACTTTATAAAAAAGGTTTAATAAAATTTGAAAATGGTGAATATAAAATGAGTGAAGAATTGAAAAATTTTGTATCAAAAGAGCAAATTATTTCGCTTAATTTTGATAATCTAGGAATACCAAATTGTTCCTGTCATGGAATTGTTAGAGATAATAAATAAAATACTTTGAGGAGATAATATGGACGATAGAGAATTAGAAGAAACAGTGGTACAAAAAGATAATCCACTAAAAGAAATGTTTGTTCAATATGTTGGTGAAAAATTAAAACCAGAAAACGGCGAAGTAAACGTCGAAATGTGTGTAGATGTATTAGCAAAAGAATTTCCAGATTTTTTACTACTTGTAGCACAGGAAAATTTTTTAAGAGGATATAGACAATGTCTTCTTGATATGGAGCGAGCTGAAAATGAGCAGAAACTTCAATAGATATTTTAAATCTTCGTATCAAGTCAAACTAATAGAACAAACTATATTTGGTAATATTAATGTAATTCAGCAACAAGAAATGCCGGAAAACATTAATTTAAATAACATTTTAAAAAAATTACAAATTATTATTCCAGAGCATTTTGTTCAAAATTTAGATGGAATTTATATTGGAGATTATGATTTCTTGTTGAAGAGAGATTTAAATGCTCTTTATAAAGATGGAGCGATATACGTTCTTCCTGAACAAGATGACGAACAAGATGTTTACGAAGATATTGTTCATGAAATAGCACATTGCGTAGAAGAAACTTATGGTATGGATATATATGAAGATGGCAAGATAGAGGAAGAATTTTTACGCAAAAGACGTGCTTTGCTTGACTTGCTGAAGGCATACGGGTACAATCAGGTGTCCGACGCGTCTTACGGTAATACAGAATTTAGTCAAAAGTTTGATGAGTTTCTTTACCTAATTGTAGGATATCCAACTCTAACACAATTGACACCAAATTTATTTGTATCGCCATATGGCGCAACTTCCTTGAGAGAATATTTTGCTAATTGCTTTGAGGAATATTTTGCTCGTCGTGAATACGACAATGTTAAAAAGATTTCTCCTGCTGTTTTTGAAAAAATAGAACTCTTACTAGGAACCTAACGAGAGGTGTCCGTTGCTTGAAACAGAAAATAAAAAACCTGATTATGTTAGTTATTCTTCAATCAAAGATTGGAAGTTTTGTCCTTTCTACTATAAACTCACTCGGGTTGATGGTATTGCCGCAGGCCGCGAGTCTATTCATACTGCTTTCGGAAAAGCAATTCACTCAACAAGCGAGAAAATCTTTAAGCAAGAGAAGGAAGGATCTTTTGATTATGGAAAAGACTTTTCATTTAACTTCTCCAAAGAAATTAGTGCCTTATCAAAACAAATCCGTGAAGGCATATCAGAAAAAGATCTAAAAGATTTTGAAAATCAAGGTCGTGAGTTGGTGGATCTAGTATATCCAGCAGCACAGCAGTATTTTGGTGAATTTCAATTCTTTTCTGCTGAAGAAGATTTACTTGAAGAAATTGAACAATATAAGGCTGATGATTATAAATACAAAGGATATATCGATCTTGTTCTAAAAACAAAAGACGGTGTTCATCATATTATCGACTGGAAAACTTGTAGTTGGGGATGGGAACCACAAAAGAAAAGTGATGCGATGGTCACTTATCAGTTGACTTATTATAAGCATTTCTTTTCGAAAAAACACGGTATTCCAGTAGATAAAATCGAAACTCATTTCGGACTTCTTAAGCGAACAGCAAAGAAAGATAAAGTAGAATTATTCCGCGTTACTAGTGGTGAGAAAAAAGTAAATAATGCTCTTAAACTTTTACAAGAATGTGTGCATAATGTTGACCACGAAAGGTTTATAAAAAATAAACTATCGTGCTCAACGTGTTCATTCCATAGAACACAGCACTGTCCTTGAGGAAGTTTAATGAATAAAAAAATTAAGATATTAACAATATCAGATCATCCATTATCGCCTTCTGGTGTTGGAACTCAAACCAGATATATGATCGAGGCGATGTTAAAGACTGGTAAGTATTCTTTCATATGCCTTGGTGGTGCGATGAAGCACAATGATTATCGCCCACAAAAAACCCATGAATGGGGCGATGATTTTATCATAGTCCCAGTTGATGGATATGGTACGCAAGATCTTATAAGACAAATTTTAAAGCAACAAAAACCAGATATTCTTTGGTTTATGACAGATCCTCGTTTTTATGGTTGGTTATGGGAAATAGAAGACGAAATTCGTTGCAATGTTCCCATGATTTATTATCATGTATGGGACAATTATCCATATCCAAAATTCAATAAACCTTTTTATGTGTCTAACGATATAATAGCAACAATATCAAAAGTAACAGATGATATTGTTAGAAATGTGGCCCCAGAAGTAGAAACACATTATGTTCCTCATTCGGTCGACATGGATATGTTTAAAAGGATGCCCGAGGAACAAATAAATAATTTTAGAAAGATGATCTTTCCAAAAGACCCGGTTAAAAAATTTACTGTATTTTGGAACAGTAGAAATGCTCGTAGAAAAAATCCTGGAAGTGTTGTATGGTGGTTTGCTGATTTCCTAAAAATTGTAGGAAAAGATAAAGCCAAACTATTGATGCACACAGATCCTAAAGATGTACATGGGCCAAATCTTGAAGCAATCATCGCAGAATTAGGTTTGTCAAATGGAGAAGTTATGTTCTCTCCTTCAAGAGTAGGTCCATTAGATTTAGCAGCGATGTATAATCTTGCCGACGTAACAGTAAGCCTATCTGATGCCGAAGGATTTGGTCTTTCAACCATGGAAAGTTTAGCATGTGAAACTCCAATAATCGTTCCAAGAACCGGTGGACTACAAGAACAAGTAAAAGATGAAAATGGAAATTATTTTGGTGTTGAATTGCCAATTGTTTCACAAATGATTGTTGGCTCTCAAGAAGTTCCATTTATTTATGAAGATCGAGTAAATAAAGATGATTTTATAAATGCTCTATTAAAAATTTATAATATGAGCGAGCAAGAAAGACGCGCACTTGGAACTGCCGGCAGAAATCATTTACAAATAAACTATAATACTGCAACTCTTATGAATAAGTGGGATGAAATCTTTACAAAAATGTATAATGAGCGTGGTTCATGGGAAAATAGAAAAAATTATGCTCGTTGGACCTTTAAGGAGATCGCATGAGAAAGAAAGTTTTAGTAAAAGGACCAGCTTTATCTTTAAGTGGTTACGGAGAACAAGCGAGATTTGCACTTCGTTCTCTACGAACAAGAGAAGACCTATTCGACATATATCTTGTTAATATTCCTTGGGGAAAAACCGGTTGGACAATTGAACAATCACAAGAAACAGAATGGCTTGCAGGATTAATGGCCAAAACTCATGGATACATTCAACAAAAAGGTCCATTTGATATAAGTATTCAGATCACTATACCAAACGAATTTGAAAAAATAGCGGCTGTAAATATCGGATATACAGCTGGTATTGAAACAACAAAAGTTTCTCCACAGTGGATTGATAAAGCAAGATTAATGGATAAAATTATTGTTGTATCCAATCATTCGAAGCAGATATTTGATGTAACAGAGTATAAATTACAACACCCACAAACAGGTCAAGTAATAGATTTTAAAAATACAACTCCAGTTGAAGTGGTTCATTTTCCGGTTAAGAAATTAGAACAAAAAGAAATTAATCTCGATTTAAAAACCGATTTTAACTTCCTTTCTGTTGCACAGTGGGGACCAAGGAAAAATGTCGAAACAACTATCAAAGCCTTTTTAAAAGAGTTTAAAAATGATGCTGATGTTGGGTTGGTTTTGAAGTTGAACTTTGCCAAAAACTGTATCGCTGACAGATTGATGTGCGAAAAAAGAATTGAACTACTAAAGAAGGAATTTACAGATGCAAAATGCAAAGTATATCTCCTTCATGGTAATATGAGCGATGAAGAAATGCAATCTCTTTATACTCATCCAAAAATTAAGGCAATTGTATCAACAACCCACGGAGAAGGATTTGGATTACCATTGTTCGAAGCGGTATGCAATGGACTTCCGGTAATCGCTCCTAAGTGGAGTGGTCATGTTGATTTTCTACTTGCACCGCTTAAAGAAGACGGCAAGGTAAGAATGAGAAATCATTTTACAAGTATCGATTTTGATTTGGCAAATGTAAACAAAGAAGCAGTTTGGGAAGGCGTGATACAAGCAGATAGTCAGTGGTGCTTTGTTAAAGAAAGTAGTGTCATGGACGCTATGAGAAAAGTACAAAAGAACTATGGTGCTGCTCTTGCTCCAGCAAGGAAATTAAAAGAATATATTTTAGAAGAATTTGCGGAACAAAAACAAGTACAAAAATTTGTTCAAGTATTGAATGGAAAATCAGATGGAACAGAAATTATTCTTTGAGTGTAATTTATTTAATGAAGATATAGATATTTTTACAGATAAATTTATAGTCAAACAAAAAGAAATCTTGCTTGATGAAGTAATTGGAGAACAAGCGAAATTTAAATCTATTGATGTTGAATATATTTGCAAATTTACAAAACAAAAAACACAATTTGATAAAACAAAACCATTTATTATTATTCCTTCAAGGAATAATCTAGATTTAATTGAATATACTTTGAATAATTTATTCATCAACAAGGTTGATGAGATTTGTAATATAATGGTAGTTGATGATCGTTCTACAGATGATTATTCGTCTCTTTTAAAATACTCTTCTCTTTCTTTATTACAAGTTGATAATCAAAAGGGTTTCAACTTTTCAATGCTTTGTAATATTGGAGCATATGTCGCCAACAAATTAGGTTGTGAAGAAATAATATTGTGGAATAATGATTTATGGGTTGAAAAAAGAGAATACTTAGAAACAATAATTAAAAAGCACAGAGAAGATGGTTCAACTATTTCCGGAACTAAACTTCTTTATCCTCTTAAATCATTTAGAGGCCATACAGAAGATAGTGAAAATGTGAAGCAACATTTTCCAGATATGAAAGATGGAAAATGGAGAGGAACAGTTCAATTTGGAGGTGGAGCTTGGATACAATTTGCAAATAATCCAATATTATATAATCCACTACATTTTAAAAGATTTTCTAAACCCAATAATCATTTAGTAAATTGCGATAAAGGTGAAACATTTATAACCGGTGCTTTTCATTTATATGATTTATTTTGGTTTATTAAAAATGGCGGATTAAATCCTTCACTTTCGAAAAACTTTCAGGATGTTGATATTTGTCTGAGAGTTTCTGAAGACAATAAGAAAGTGATGTATTATGGAAAAGATTTATTTTTTTGGCATGATGAATCTTTGACATTTAATTCTGTTGGAGAAAAAAAGAATGATAAACAGATGATAAGCGATCATGTATTGTTTGGAAAAATTTGGAACAACAAAATATCAAAAATAATATTATGAAAAAATTTATTACTTTTATTATACCAAGTGTAGCGAGAGAAAGTTTAAATAATTCTTTAAATTCATTAATAAAACAAAGCCAAGATGATTGGTGTGCTTATGTTGGATTTGATGGATTAACTGAACAACAAATAAAAATACCAATGCAAGACGATAGAATAAATTATTTTTATCTTCCTAAAACAGGTTTTTTAAAAAATGTTGATTTTAAAGCACAAAATCACAGTAAAGCCGGCGGCGTTAGAAATCATTTACTAAACAAACAGATTGATTCCGAGTGGATAGGCTTTTTAGATGATGACGATACTTTGTCATCTGATTATGTTGAAGCATTAAAATTGGAATCAAATAAAAATGATTTTGATTTTTGCATATTTAGAATGATTTTAAAAGATGGAACAATAATTCCAAGATATGGAAATAACTCTTTATATGTTGGAAATGTAGGTATATCTTTTGCTATAAAAACATCTTTTTTAAAAGAAAATAATATATTATTTGAATCTAGTGAAGCAGAAGATTTTTTCTTCTTAAAGAAGAGTATTGACAATAAAGCAAAAATCTATATTTCAGACTATATCATGTATAAAGTAGGACATTAAAATATGATTAATTTTAAAATTATAATTCCATTTTATAACACAGAAAAATGGTTGTCTAAAACGGTAGAAAGTTTATTATCTCAAAAATATGATAATTTTTCATGTTATTTTTCTGATGATATTTCTACAGATCGTGGATTAGAAGTATTAAATAAATATAAGGATCCTAAATTAAATATTATAACGAATACTGAAAAAAAATATGCTTTAAAAAATATTTATGATACTATTAACTATTCAAAACCAAGCGATGAAGATGTTATAGTATTATTAGATGGAGATGACTGGTTATTTGATGATTTTGCTTTGTATAAGTTAAATTATTATTATTCTAACGAAGATATATTGTTAACATATGGAACTTATGTACATTATCCACAAGGAATTTTACCTTCAAATGTTACTTCGTATTCAGAAAATGTTATAAAAAATAATCTTTATAGAAAAGACACATGGAGAGCGAGTCATTTAAGAACTTTTAAATATAAACTTTGGAAAAATATAAAAATAGAAGACTTAAAAGATGATGATGGTGAATTTTATAGAATGGCGTGGGATTTAGCCATAATGTTTCCGATGTTAGAGATGAGTGGTGGAAAACATAAATGTGTATCTGATATTCTTTATTGCTATAATACTAGCAATCCAATAAATGATCATAAAGTAAATCTTAATCTACAATTATCAACCGATCGTAAAATAAGAAATAAAATACCATATAATAAATTAAACATATGATATCCTGCAATTTAAAAGGCGGACTAGGAAATCAGCTATTTCAAATAGCTGCGGCTTTTTCTTTATCCAAAAATCTTTCAACAGAATTAGTCATTTATCAAAACTATGTCAATACTTCAATTCACGGATATAGTTTTGATAAATATAAAAATAATATTTTTTCAAAAATTATATTATCAAAAGAAAAGCCAAATTTATATTTAAAATCTTTTAATGAAAAAAAATTTTCATATGAACAAATTACACTTGAAAATAATCAAATTTTAGATGGATATTTTCAGAGTGAAAAATATTTTATCGATCATAAAGAAGACATTAAAAAATTATTTGAAGAAACAGAAGAAATAAGTTCTTATATAAATAAAAAATATTCGAATATAGATTTTAATAATTCAATTTCTTTACATGTTAGAAGAGGCGATTACTTGAGATATCCTAAAATACATCCAGTATGTGATATTGAATATTATAAAAATGCATTACAAATTTTAAACGAAGATAAAAATATTTTATTGTTCAGTGACGATGTAGAATGGTGCAAACATAATTTAAAATTTAAAAATTTACAATTTATTAATAACGAACAAGATTATATAGATCTATATTTAATGTCTAGATGTTCTTTTAATGTTATTGCAAATAGTACTTTTAGTTGGTGGTCTGCATGGTTAAATAAAAATAAACAAAAAAAGGTAATTTGTCCCATCAAGTGGTTTGGCGAATTTGGTCCACAAGATACACAAGATCTTTTTCCGGAAGACTGGATAAAAATATGAATAAAATTACTGTTAATTTATTTGATTCAAACTTTTCTCATATTAAATATTCTGTTCCTAATAAAGAATTTAATTTAATCGAATATGAAAGAAATAATTTTAATAATTCAAATATTTTTATTTTTACTGATAATTTTATTAGATCTAATTTTATAGAAAATATTTCTGGTAAAAAAATTGCGATGCCTTTAGAGTGCCGCAAATTAATACCTCATGTATATGATTATTTGGAAGAAAATTGTACTAAATTTGATCGTATATATACTCATGATATAAATTTAATAAAAAATATTTCAAATGGTTTATATCTTCCTTTGGGTGGTTGTTGGATAAAAAATCCACAAGTTATTGAAAAAAAGAGTAAGAAAATATCTATGATATTTTCTGAAAAAAATTTTCTTGAAGGACATAAATTAAGGCACGATATTTATAAAAAATTTAATAATTTTGACATAGATTTTTTTGGAAGCTCAACAAAGCCAATAAAATTTAAAGAAGATGGATTAAATGATTATATGTTTTCTATTATTGTAGAAAATGCTAAAATAGAAGGGTATTTTACTGAAAAAATAATCGATTGTATTGCAGTTGGTACAATACCAATTTATTGGGGTTGTCCAAATATAGGTGATTATTTTAATAAAGATGGCATATTAACATTCGATAATTTATCTTATTTAGAAAAAATAATAAATAAGATAGATTTTAAACTTTATGAAAGTAAAAAAAAGCATATTGATATTAATTTTAATCTTAGTCTTAACTATGATATGCTAGAGAGAGCGTTATATTCTTTACTACTGAAGGAAATATGAATTATGAGCAATATAAATAATTGGTTCTCATCGAATGGAGATAATACATTTTCTGTTCAACACGAGCTCAATGAAGATAGTTATGTTGTTGACTTAGGAGCGTATACTGGTGTATGGGCAGATAAAATTATTAAAAAATATAATCCTAATATAATTTTATTAGAATCTGTACCAGAATTTTATAATATACTAGTAGAAAAATATAAAAACAATAAAAAGGTTCACATTTTAAATTGTGGTATTTCAGATAAAAATACTACACAAAAAATATATTTAGACAAGGATGCTAGTTCTGTTTATAAAAAAACTGATAATTTTATAGACATAAAAATGATTACAATTGAAAAATTGTTTGAAATTTTTTCTTTAAATAAAATTGATTTAATCCAAATAAATATAGAAGGTGAAGAATATAGTTTATTAGAAAATTTAGCTGATTTAAAATATACAATTCAAAAAATAAATTCCATACAAGTTCAATTTCATGATTTTATTGAAAATTGTCAAAATCGTCGTAATAATATACAAAATTTATTAATAGAAAATAATTTTATTAAAATTTATGACTTTCCTTTTGTTTGGGAGTGTTGGAGAAAAAATAAATGACAACTTTAATAACTGGCGGTTCCGGAATGGTTGGCAAATTCCTTAAAGAATTAAAGTTCGAAGGCATATATTTATCTTCAAAAGACTGTGATTTGACTAGTCAACAACAAGTAGATAAGCTTTTTAAAGATATTAAGCCAACAAAAGTAATACATCTAGCAGCAAGAGTAGGCGGTATAACAGAAAATCTAAAATACCCAGTACAATTTTTAGAAGAAAATGTATTGATGAACACATTCTTATTACAAAATTGTGTAAAATATTCAGTAGAAGATTGTTTGTCTGTTTTAAGTACCTGCATATATCCTGATATTGTTGCGAATTATCCAATGAATGAAGATATGCTATTCGAAGGTCCACCAGCTAAGTCAAATTTTTCATATGCATATGCAAAGAGAACTTTAGCAGTACAAATTGACTCTATTAATAAACAATATAATAAAAAATATAATTATTTAATACCATGTAATCTGTATGGAGAATATGATAAATTTGATGAAAACTCACATTATGTTTCATCTTTGATAAGAAAAATACATGAAGCAAATAAAAATAAAAAACAAAATATAGAAATTTATGGAGATGGTACGCCAATAAGGCAATTTATGCATGCTAAAGATTTAGCATATATAATAAAAATATTTTTAGATAATAATATAACTGAAAACTGTAATGTATCTAATAATGAGATTTACAATATAAAAGAAATAGCGGAAATAGCTTTAAAGTCTACTAATAATCAAAATTTGCAAATTATTTTTGACACAACAAAGCCAAATGGTCAACATAGAAAAGATGTAACAAATAAAAAGCTTTTAAATATTATTGGAAATTATAATTTTATAAATCTATTTGATGGAATAAGAAAGGTATATGAATACTATGATAAAACTTGTAAATGATACAATAAATAAAGAAGATATTAGATCTCTTTGTGAATGGTTGAGTACAGAAGATACTCCTCAACTAACAAAAGGAAAATTAACTGTTGAACTTCAAGATAGATGGGCAGAAAAAATAGGTACTAAATATTCTGTATTTGTTAATTCTGGTTCTTCTGCGATATTTTTAACCCTAAGTGCGCTTCAACAAATGGGAAGATTGAAGAACAATAAAATAGTCGTACCTTCTTTAAGTTGGCATACTGATGTTTCATCTCCGGAAATATTAGGTATGGATGTAATATTGTGTGATTGTAATTTACAAGATTTATCTTGTGATCTAGAACATTTAGAGCAAATCTTCGAAAAAGAAAATCCATCTTCTTTAATTTTAGTTTCAGTTTTAGGATTAGTTCCAGATATGAATAGAATTGTGGAATTATGTAAAAAGTATGATGTTTTATTATTGGAAGATAATTGCGAAAGTGCTGGAAGTAAATATAAAGATACATATTTAGGAAATTTTGGACTTGCTTCTTTTTATTCATTTTATTTTGGCCATCACCTTAGCACAATAGAAGGTGGTTTCATAAATACAAATGATGAAGAATTGTATCAGGTTCTATTGAGTATCAGAAATCACGGATGGGATCGAGACAATAATGAACATTTTAAAAATAAACTTAGAGATGAGTGGAAAATAACCGGTTTTGATTCTTTATATACATTTTATTATTCTGGATTTAATTTTAGAGCAACGGATTTACAAGCTTTTATAGGCTTGAGGCAAATAAAAAATTTAGAAAGTTTTTCTAAAGTAAGATTCGAAAATTTTAAAACTTATTTAAATAATATTAAAAATAATAATGTTAATATTGCTATGAGAGAAAATTTAATATCAAATTTTGCATTTCCAATTGTTTCTAAAAATAGAAATACAATAATAGATGTATTAAAAAATAATAATATTGAGTGTCGTCCATTGATTGCTGGCTCTATGGGATTACAACCATTTTGGATTAAAAATCATGGAATAACAAATCTAAAAAATTGTGATTTAATACATAAATATGGTTTATATGTACCAAATAATCAAAATTTAACATATGATGATATTAAGCAAGTTTGTGATTTAATTAATTGTGTTATTTAAAAGATATTAATATTTAGGAGTCTATTTTGAAAACCGCACTTATAACTGGAGTTACTGGCCAAGATGGTTCTTATTTAGCAGAACTTTTATTGTCTAAAGGATATAAAGTAATTGGCACAAAAAGAAGAACAAGTCTAATCAATACCAATAGAATAGATCATATATTATCAGATTCTAATTTTAAGTTAGAATATTATGATTTAAATGATAATGGCTCGATTTATAGATTTATACAACAATATAAACCAGATGAAATTTACAACATAGCTGCACAATCTCATGTAAAAGTTTCTTTTGATTTAGTAGAACATAGTGTTGATAGTGTTGCAATGGGACCTATGAGAATATTAGAAGCAATTAGAAATATAAAACCAGATACAAAATTTTATCAAGCTTCTTCTTCGGAAATGTATGGAGATGCACCAACACCAGAAATAGGATACGTAGAAACTAGCTTGATGACACCTGCGTCTCCATATGCTTGTGCTAAATTATTTGCACACAATCTAACTAGAAATTATCGTTATTCATATAATATTCATGCAAATAGTGGTATATTATTTAATCATGAATCGCCAAGACGCGGTGAGACTTTTGTAACAAGAAAAATAACAATAGCCGCCGCCAAAATTAAATTAGGACTACAAGCAAAGATCCAACTTGGAAATCTAGATGCAAAAAGAGATTGGGGTCATGCAAGAGATTATGTTGAGGCTATGTGGTTGATGTTGCAACAAGATAAACCGGACGATTATGTAATAGCAACTGGTATTTCGAAATCTGTTAGAGATTTCTTAGAATTAGTTTTTAACAATGCTCAACTTGATCCGTATAAATATTTAGAAATAGATCCAAGATTATTCAGGCCTCATGAAGTTCCATTCCTTTTAGGAAATGCAGAAAAAGCAAAAAAAGTTCTTAATTGGCAACCTAAAACTGATATTAAACAATTAGCAAAAGAAATGTATGAAAGTGATTTAGAATATGTGAAAAGGAGCAGTAAATGACAGAAACAAGACCTTGGGGAACGTTTCAAATTCTCCACGAAGAAGAAAAATGTAAAGTAAAAAAACTAGTTGTAAAGCCAGGACAAAAGTTTAGTCTACAATCTCATCAAAATAGAAATGAGTTGTGGTGTGTTATAAGTGGAAATGGTGAAATAACTCTTGATGATGAAATTTCACCAACACAAGCAGGAATGATATATTTTATTCCAGCAACTACAAAACACAGATTAGAAAACGTTGGAACTGATGATCTCGTAGTAATAGAAGTACAAACAGGCACTTCATTTGCAGAAGAAGATATAGTAAGATACGAAGATTCTTACGGAAGGGTATGAAAATGGAAAAATTAAAATTATCAAATCAAGCTCTCGGAGCAGTAATGATGGCTTTACAGAATAGCCTACTAACTCAGACTGACATTGTTCCAGTGTTAAAAGGTTTTGAACTATTTACTGGACCAGATGGAGAATTAGTTGTTTCAAATCCACCATCAGTGAGAGCAAAATTACCAGAAGACGAAGAAGAAGTACCTCAATTTGTAAGTGAATGATATGCCTAGATACGTATATCATTGTGAAAAGTGTGATAATACTTTTGAATATTATCATGCGATGACAGACAAAAAGAATGAATGTGAAGTTTGTAAAGAACAAACTTTGTTAAAACTTCCATATTTCAGTGGTACAATAAAAAAGCAATCTACCCAAAAAGTAGGTTCTATAGTTGAGTCTTATATTGAAGAAGCCCGTGAAGAAATAAAACGTGAAAAGAAAGAATTAACCAAGACAGAATATAAACCTGAATGACTATACTAATATTCTTATTAATTTTATTTATCGTTTCAACCGCTCTTCTTGGATGGTTTTGTTTTAAATTGGTATTTAGACTTAACTTTGTTTCCAATAATCTAGTTGAATTATATGGCAGATTAAGTGAATTTGATCAACATATTAAATTCATTTATGAACTTGAAATGTATTATGGCGATGAAACTTTAAAAAATCTTATTCGTCATTCACGAGATTTAAGAAATTACATGACAAAATATAAAGAAGTCATGGAATTATTGGAAGACCAAGAAGAAATTATCGAAGAGGAACCAGATGACGAAGACGACTCCGAAGACAACGAGGAGAAGAAAGAAAAATTCGCCTCAACAACAGGAAAAACTGTATTTTACTCAGGATCATGAGGATGCTATAATTGAATATTCTCTCACAAAAGATCCAAAAGTAAGACAACATTTATACAGAAGTCTTATTGGACCGGCTTTTAATGAAATGGTAAATAAAATTGTATTTACCTATAAATTTAACAATCTTCCAAATATCGACGATTTAAAAGAAGAATGTAAGATTTGGATCACAACAATATTAGACAAATTCGATCCGTCTAAGGGTTCCAAAGCGTTTAGTTATTTTTCTGTTATTACAAAAAATTGGTTTATTCATAAAGTTAAAAAAGTAAGTCGTCAAAATAAAAAAGAATTATTTCTGGATGATGCAGAGCATCAAAAAGAAGTTGATTATGATAATTTAATTATACATAACGATACTGATATAAAAAGAGAAAATGAAGAATTTTGGAATCATTTATGGCTAGAGATAGAAGGTTGGAAAAAACTAGATTTAAAGGCAAATGAAAAAAAGGTTCTGGATGCTATAATAATATTATTAAAAGAACCTGATTCTATAGAGATTTTTAATAAAAAAGCCATATATTTATATGTACGTGAGATTACTGACTTAAACACAAAACAAGTTGTGAACAATCTCAATAAAATAAGACAAAAATATAAAGATTTTAAGAAAACTTGGGATAATGGAGAAATTTAATTAGACCATAATTATTAATATGAAATCTAAAGATGAATTAATCCTACAAGCAATAGAAAATATAAACAAAGATCGAGAAGCCGCACAAGAATTACTTGAAGATGTTGCTCAATATATAGGACAGCAACAAGATAGGTATGCTACAACTGGAATGGTTGCTGCTAAATATCTGGAAACACTTCAGCGTTCCAATGAACAATTGGTTAAATTAATTGGTTTGATGAAAAAGTCAGATGAAGATAAATATGGCGATTTAGATAATAAAGATAAAGAAAAACTCTATAATGAAATAGAGGAGATAGAGGAATAATCTAAATGGCTGAAAATATTTATAGAAAAAAAGGCCTTAGTATACCACATGATACATCTACATGGTATAGAAAGAGAAAAGCAGATAGTAGAGTAGAACAGCCAAGAAGCGGATTTTATAATTTTCAAAAGACTATTGAAGAGCAAGATAAAACACCTCTTCCATCAACATTTGTTGGAGTAGTAGTATTATCTCCGGTTACTCAAATAAAATATAAATTATTATCACATCATTTAAACCAACAAATGGGTGAACAACAATCACCAGGATATTTAGAGGGCTTCTGTGTTTATGCTAGAACAGAACTTGATAAGTCTTCTAAAACTAATCCACAAAATATTTTAGATAAAATAACTCCAAGATTAACAAAACAAGAAAGGGAAAATTTAAAATTCGAATTCATGAATTCAGTATCAGAGCATGATTTGTTTGCTCCTTTAGATCCTTCTCAAAAGAGACCTTTAGAAGGAGAGAGAGTAAAGATACATTATTTTAATGCAACAGAAGAAAGCGGAGAGCGAATAAAGGGTTTTTATGAAATTATAAGTAAAGAAAATAATACTTTTACTCAATTAACAGAAGAAGAAAGAAGTTTTATTTCTGAATTGAACGTTTCACAGATAGAAGAAAATATAGTTAATAAACAAGATGAAGAAATAGCAAAACCAAAACAAAATATCGATAATTGTGAAAAAAGAGAAAATTGTGATGTTACAATCATAAATTCTCCACCTACACCTGCTTATTGGCAAGCAGAAGAAGGTTGGAGAACCTTAAAACTTGGTGGCGATACAAGTAAAAGCTTCAGCAGTATTGGTTGTCTTGTTACTTGTTATACTATGTCTAGAAATTGGCTTTTAAAAAGAGAAACTATAAATCCGAAGGAATCATATGAAATAATTAAAAAATATGAAACACAAAAAAAATTAGAAAATTATAATTTTAAAATATTTAATTCTGTTGGCGCTGTAATTGATCGCACGCAACTTGCTAATTCTTTAAATATAAGATATGTTTCAAGCGCCCCCTCTACTGATTTAGAAAGTTTAAAAAAATTTATCGATGAAACCATTGATAGTAATTCAGTAGCCATTTTACATGTTGATTACAAAATTGGAAGTGAAACTAATCTTGGACAAGATGGAATAGGAGATCATTATATAATGGCATATAAAAAAGATCCAGAAGGTAATTATATATGTAATGATCCTATGTTTGGAAGTTCATTTATTTTTAGAAGAGAAAATTTGTTTTCTTTTATACCTTCTAAACGAGGCTCAAAATTATACAATGCTACTTATAAAATAATAAATGCATTTAAATTGAGTATATAATATGTCATCTTTTACAGCACAGTATGAAGAAATGCTAAAAAAAGCAAGTACGATCTCTGAAGGATTGGAAGTAAGGGTTCCTGGCTCTGTAAAATATGTTAAACAGAGCGGAGAAAACCACATAACCTCAGAAGCAAATACTCACATAATACTTGGTCCGGTTACAGCCAACATAGCAGATAAAAAAATTGATTCATCTACCATAACTTTATGTGCTGGATTAGGAACGGCAATCAAAGATCAGCCTGTTCCATATACTTCTTGTTCGAATTTGAGTCCAAATTTTTATTATGACTCTGCAGTTATTTCAATAATAGAGAAAACAAATTCTGATAAATATTGGGGTTCAAAAGGATATTTTTATGATTCACAATCTGTAAATCAGTCTGCTATAATTTTAAAAGCAGATGAATTAAGATTTTTTTCACGAGGAGCAATAAAGCTTGTAACTGGCGTAGATCAACAACCAGCAGAACTAATAACCGGTAGACAGGAAGATCCATCACATACTCCAAAACCAATAAGAGGAATTTATTTAATTGCTGGTGATGCTGAAAATACAACTCAAGCAATGGTAAAAGGCGATAATTTAGTATTATTACTAAAAGATATTTTATTAGAAATTGAAAGTTTATATAAAAAATTATATAGTTCTTTTGATGCACAAATGAAAATTAATGATGCAATAATGGAGCACACACATTTATCAGATTTTACTGCACAATCATTAATAAAAGAACTAGATATTAATTTAAATAATACTGTAAAATCTCAAAATTCTGTTATTCATCAACACACTGTTTTAAAAAGCACAAAAGTAGCCATTCCAAGAATAGATATTATGAGAAGAAATTATCTTAATACTTCTGGCTTAAACTATATAAATAGTCGTTATAATAGGACAAACTAATGCCTTTAATACTTAAAAATGTTGTACCAACTTCTTTTACTATCGATTTATCAACTATTGATAAAAAGATAGAAAAATTAATAAAATTTCTTCAAAACTCCGAAATCGATTTAAACAATAATAACCCAGTCAATCCAGAAAAACCAGGACTGACATTTGTTAATCAAAATGTAACTTATAAAAATTTAAGAGAAAGTTTTCAAAATAAAAAATATAAAGAAAGTTTAGTTAAATTAGTTAATGAACTGTATTCAGCAAGATATGTTAGTACTCGACAATCTCTTCAGGAAAGTGGCTATGTTGGAACTGATATATTACCAGATGCTATATTACCAATAGATGATTTCGGCTCAGAGTTTGATGTATTTGCTGCTGCGAATACAAATCCTGATAATGCAATATTACAATTTTTAAATGTTAAACCTTATATAAAATTAAAAGTAGATATTTTATCTCCAATAGATTTTGAGAATTATAATCAAAATTTAAATATTTCTTTAGACGCTGATAAATATACTTTTTTATTAAGTAAACTAAACAGTATTACTTCTCAATATATACCTGAATTTGGCTGGACCGAAAAACCTAGTGTTTATTATACTAGAATAATAAATGAATTTTCTAATTTAGAAATGCCATTATCTGAATTATTCGAAATAGATGATTTAAACAATCTTGATAATTTTGCTAATAATTCTTCACTTATTTTTAAAGAAAACGAAATATTCTTTAATTCTTTAAGAGAAGTAGAACCAGAAACGCATTCATTTTTGAGCCAGTTTGAAGATAGTTCAAATGCGCAAAGAAACATGGAGGAAAGTAAACTTAATAAAGCAAGAATAAAAGTAATTGATAATATTATAAGAAAAAAACTTGCACAATTAGCTGAAAATGCTTTAGCAAAAACCGCTAATTTAGATGAATTTAAATCACAATATGTTGGTTATAATTTTTATGATCAAACATTTATTGGTCAACAAATACTTGATTTAAACTCAGATCAGATTGTTAGTAATGCAGAATACGATTCGCAAAGAATAAGAAAAGAACAACTTTATTTTAAATTAACATTTTATAAAGAAGAACCACAAGTAATAATACAAAAAAAGATTGAGAATACATCACCACTTAAAGTTGAATTTGGTTCTTCAACTAGAATCAAAACATTTAGCGATCCATTTCAAAGCACAGCACCAGAAAGAAAACAAAAATTCGTTGCTATAATATCACCAGAAGATTTTGCAATAAATCCTTCAGCTCCTCTAACAGAATTCTTTGAACCAACAATACTTTCTATATTATCTGATATTGATTATATTGATTTTAATATACAAGAAATTGATTGGACCTTTTGCCCGCCATCCGATTTAAGTAATCCAGAAGCATCAATACCTTATGAAGAGTATCTTGACAATGATATTGTAACCAAATCAAGACATAAATTACTTAGACAAGAAATTGCTTTTGGAGGAGATGCCGTTTCTAAATGGTTAATCAAAGTAGAGTCCGGTGCATTTGATTATTATACATTTCCAGATTTATATTTTATACCAAATATTTTACAAGGTCCATCTGCATTTTTTAAAGAAACTTTAAGTGAAAATAAAATAAGTTTATCAAAAGCAGAAGAACTGATAAGAAAACATACTCGATATTATTATTCATCTGCAGATCAAACGCCGGCTGCTAAAATAGCGCGAGATCAAAATGCTAATAAGTTTTTTAAAAATATTATAAAAAGAAATGGTTTTGCAAATCTTCCTCAAAATACATTATCTTTTATAGGAGATCCATCTATAATAAAAGAGTTAGGAGATAAATTTTTATCTATAACAGACAAATATTTAATTGACAGATTTAAAGACATTGTCACGGCTAGATTAAATATTGCATGTCTTTTAAAAGAAGTACAAAAATGTTTTCTTCCACAAACTTCATCTTGCAGAGATGTTTTAAAAAGTTTCAGATTTTCTCAACTTGAAGAAATAGTTAAAAAAGCATTTCCTCAAAGCGTATATCCTACTATTCTTCAATCAATTAATAGAGTAAAAATAGAGAAGGCCAGAGATCAAAGAGAGGCAATATTACTGGAAGAAATAGCACAATTAGAACAAAATATTGCTGAAAATAGAAGAAGAACTATTATTTTTCAACAATTAGATTTAAGAGTTGAGCCTGGATTTGCTTTAACAGAAGCCGATAGAATATTAGGTAATTTATCTGAAGATCCATATACTAGAATTATGGAAGTAAAACTTGAAACAAAATTACAAGAATATAGAGATTTAAAACTGAATCAAGAACTAACATTAACAGATGAAGAGAAACGACTTTTTGACTCTGAATTAATAGATGGAATGTTAGACAAACTAGAAACAGAGTATGGTATAAATACAGATATATTATGTGATTTAGTAAAATTATTTGATATATTTGATTTAAGTTTTATTTTTGGCTCATTTAGATGGCCTTCATTGCCAGAAATAGATATATACAATGATATAAAAGTATCTATTGATTTTACAATAATTAAATTATTTTACGATTTAATCATATCAATATTTTTAAAAATAGTTGACCTATTAACAACATGCAATGGTTGGAAGTCTATATTTGATTTAGCTACGAATGAAATCGCTGCTTCTGTTTTGGGCGCCGAATCGCAAAGCTTAATAACACAGATTAAAAATGGGCAGTTTGATTTAGACGGATTTTTACAAAATAACCCAGATATTAATCCAACAAATTATGTAGAGCAAATAACTGATATTTTAAATTCTCATTTAACATCATCGATAATCGTAACAGAACAAACAAATCTAACAGCATCGTGGAATTATCCAGTTGTTGGTGGTGTAGAAATAAAAGCCAAAAATACAACAGTAAATAAATTACTTGCTAATAATCAAGATCAAAATAGCCAAGCAGTTATTTCTGAACAAGAAATATATGTAAAATTTACAAGTTTCTTAAAGCTGGTTTCTAATTCTATGGAGCCCTCTAATTTTCTTAATGTTTTGGCTGGCAGAGCACCAGATCAAGATATAGTACTAATATCTCGTTCGATGAATGAGTACGATCCGGTATTAACTTCAATATCTGCACCTGCAACTGTTAGAAGTATTTTTTCTGCTCTTGGTTCTCTTACCGGTATTTCACAATCTAGAGAAGAAATAATTGCAGCCGCATCAGCATATTCCTCCAGAGTTTCATCTGAAGAGCAAAAAAATGGCATTTTTTGTATACCTCGTAGAGATAATTCACAAAATTCTCTAGATACACAAGAGCAAATAAATCAGAATCAACAGCCACAAACAGATCGCACACAGCAACCTTCAATACAAATTACACCGTCACAAATTGAACAATTAAACAATCGTTCAAACAATAATTATGCAGATCTTATCGATAGTCTTTTTAGAATTAGTCCAGATAAAGTTCAAAAAGAAATTCAAGATAAAGTATATAAACCAATATTAATAGGCCTATTACCAGACGGTAAATCTATAAAAATTGTTGATGAATCTAGTAGAAGATTGATAAGAAACAATTTAAAATCAACATATAATAAATTTAGAAATTCTACAAATAATTTTTACAATAATACTGTATTAAAGAAAAAAATTCAAAGAAAAGTATATGAGTTTAATGTCACAAATAATAGTGAAGGAGAAACACAAAAGATAGAAAATCAAGAATTTAAAGATTTATTAAATAAAGGTGGATTTAATGCACCAGAATCGGATAATGAAACACCTAGTGGAATATATCCATCTGATGATGAATTTCCCGCCGGCGGCAGATATATATTTGATAATACTCATAGATATGTGGGAAGTGGAATATTTAAACAAGGATTCGGTGATATAGATGATAATATTAAATTTAACTATTCACAAGAACAAGATGCTTTATCAATCAATGTAGAGGGTCAATATATTTATACTTCTGAAGAATCTAAAAAAATATATGAAGCATTTCTATCTAATTTGAATAGAAGTTGGAAAATAGAAAATGTTCAAACAAATGAAAAAAATATATACAAAATATATGAAAATAATCTAGAAAGACCAAATACTGTAGTATTTTCATACGAAGTACCAACCGGTTCACAAACTTCTAATCGTAATTACTTAACTTATAAAACACAATATTCACAAATATTAAAAAATTCAATATTTTTAGCGGTAGATTCTCAGACTGAAAATATATTAAATACTATCGATTTATACGTACAAGATGGATATGCTTCATTTTTAAAGGCTTCCTTTGGTATTATAACTGATGAAATAATGAATGATAGTTTATTAAAAGAAATTCCCGCACCTCCACCCGATAGTGAATTTAAAAGAACATTATCTTCTATTTTTCCTAATTTAAATAATGAAGGTTCAGTTAATCCACCGCTTTTAAAAGATACAGCATTTATCGATAATGCTATGAAATATATAAATTTTTGTCCTGTTCCAACAGAAGAACAAAAACAGTTGAATTTAGATCCAAATTTATATGGTAGAGAAGAATTAGCCAAATTAATTTTACAAATTTCTTCTCAAAGAGAAAGAGATGCTTTAAGTGTACAAAGTATACAACAACTAGCATCAGATTCGGATAATAGTCTAATATTATCAATAATAGATGGCTTAATAATAGGATTAATGAGAACTGCTTGTTCTGAATTTTGCTTAAGAAGTATTAATGTTTTAAGAACTTTTAAATTTAAAAAAGAAATAATACAAGATTTAATGTTTGCATCTTATGTTTCAGAACATGTATATAATAAAATTATTTCTTTTTCTAGTGGTTTAAAAAACAATAGAAATGCTTATTTGCTTTTAATAAAACAACACGTTGGCTATATTCATGATTACTACTTTAAACAATTTATCGATAATAATGAAAGACCAGAATTATTTGAAAGATTAAAATTTTTAAAAGATACTAATAAACTTTTATCATCAGATAGATTTATTCTTATAAAATATAAAAATAAAATTGAAAATGATGTGCCAATGACGCCTGAATATGAAGAAAAGCTAGATTTTACAATACAATGTCTTGAAAATGAAATAGAAAAAAATGAAATAGAAATTTTTAAATTACATCTCAGAAATCTTGCTTTTAATGAACTTAATATAATTTTTAATAAACTTTCTTATATAACTTCAACAAATCAAAGAGTAATAGAAGAACTTGGTGAATCATGTCAAGAAAATATAAACGAACAGCAATTCTTGGATAATTTTATAATTAATAATTTATTTACTAAAAAATTATTTGACCTACATGATATAAAAAATGTTGATTTAGATGATAATCGTAATAATATAGATTTATATTTACAAAAACAAAATAGTAAATTTACAGATTCATTTTCTTTTATAGCCGAAAGATATATTTATGTTCCTTTTGTAAAAATCTCATCTTCAATAATAAATTCTAATAATTTAAATTTAATAAAAGAATATCAAAATAATTTTAAATGTTATGGTTATGTTAGTATAAAAAAAATGTACGGTTTTGTTAGATATATTCATAATTTATTATCTCAAACAAATTCTGTTACAAATATCTTAAATGAATTATTTGATGAAGGAGTAAAATATGGAGTAAGATTAACTTTTATAAAAGATCCTCAACCAAACTCGCAAAGTATTTTAGAAATTCCTGAACCTGTTTCTGGCGATAATCGTTCGATACTCCAAAGAGGAGTTGCTGAATTAACGGCAAGAGAAAAATATAAAGTATGGTTAGGAAGTAATAATTATAGGATTAAAGTTCTTACAGCACCAGGATCAACAGAATATATTACTGCGAATGAATTTTATTCAAGTTTTGCTATTCCATATTTTATTCCATCTAAAATTAATTCTTCAGGACAAACTGAAAAAGATAAAATGGGTATTATAACTGTATTGCCATTTCTAGAAAAGGCTAGATTAATTAATGAATTTGAAAATATTTCGACATCACAAGATTTATTAAATTGTTTAGAAATTGGAGAAAATAATAGTTTGTCGACAACTTTAACAACTTTGACAGAACAAATAAAACAAGATTTTTTATGTGATCCAGAATATACAAATATTTATAACATTTATAAAATAAATAATTTATTATCAAATATATTAATATTTTCAAGTGTCTATACACTTGGTAATATGCAAATAAAACAGCCATTTGACGAAACAAAAACTGCAATATTAAATGATATTAATACACAAATGATTTCACTTAATAACGAAATTGATTGGGACGAATTAAGTGAGGTATGGAAAAGTACTTTTGCTTTCGATCAAGCAAATGCCGCCATAGCAACTAAAGTAGCAGCAAAAGCAGCAGTACATGTTTTACAATATTATTGTTCTTTGACAGATCCAAATATAAGTACTTCTATGCTGATAAGGAATGCTGTAAAAATTGCTACAAGTTTTGCTTCTCAAGGAAACTCATCTCCAGGTTCATCTACGCCATCAGAATTGATGTTCCCATTTAATACATTGTTGCCATATTCCTTAGCACAGTTGCCAGTAAATATATTTGGTATACCACCAGCAGGATTTGGATATGGGCCTCCGATTACAATACCGGGTTTAATATTGCTTGGCGCCGAGATACTTTTATTAGGTTATGATGTATATGCCGATGAAAATACACAAATTAATCAAGAAATAAAAAATCAATTAAAACAATTATGTCTTGATTTAGATGGATATAAAAAATATACTATTGAATAATTAATTAAGGTGAATAAAAATGTCGGCATTTGGTCCTAAATTACCTCTAAAACTCGGTAGTCAGCAAGGCTACAATATGATCAGCGATTTAAAAAGTCTGGTTAGGCAAAATTTTTTAATGTTATTATTAACAAATCCTGGCGAAAGAATAATGGATAGTAATTTTGGGGTTGGATTGAAAAGAATTCTATTTGAAAATTATAGCTCTACACTTATTATAAATTTTGAATCAAGACTAAGAACCCAAATAGCAAGATATGCACCATATATTGAATTAACGAATATAAGTTATGGCTCCTTAAATCAAGAAGGAAATCTTTTGTCTGTAAATATAGGTATTTTTATAACACCTTTGGGTACTAGTGAAAATATAACAATACAGTCTGACGGACAACTAATAATCAGTTGAGAATATATTTATAATTGAGGTTTTATAAATGCCAAAAAAGAATATACCAATCGATTATTTAGCAAGAGATTATCAAGCAATTAAAAATGCTTTAGTAGAGCATGCCAAAAAATACTATCCAGAAACATATAAAGATTTTAGTGAAGTTGGTTTTGGTAGTTTAATGCTAGATACTGTTTCATATATTGGCGATAATTTATCTTTTTATGTAGATTATAACGCAAATGAGAGTTTTTTAGATACTGCCACAGAGTTTGATAATATATTAAAATTATCAAAACCATTTGGTTTTAAATATTCTGAAAATCCTTCTTCACATGGTATTGCAAGTTTTTTCATATTAGTCCCAGCTTATGTGACAGGCGATAGACCAGATCCGGATTATATTCCAGTTTTAAGAAAAAATAGTATATTTTCAACAGTATTTGGAGAAGCATTTACACTAGTAGAAGATGTATTTTTTAACAGACAAGATAATGAGGTAGTAGTTGGAACCGTCAATGAACAAACCGGTTTACCAGAAACATATGCAATTAAAGCTTATGGAAGAGTTCAATCTGGTTATTTAGCTCAGACATTCTATACTGTCGGTCAGTATCAAAGATTTTTAAAAATACCAGTTGAAATTGATTTTTTAACTGAAATCATATCTGTCAAAGATGGTGATGGAAATGAATATTATGAAGTTGATTATTTAAGTCAAGATATAGTATATAAACCAGTATTAAACAGAGATAATACTACAAATAATCAAGTTAAAAATATCTTAAAACCCTTCACGGTTCCGAGAAGATTTGTTGTTTTGCGAGATAGAGAAGGTACATATTTACAATTCGGAACTGGCGATTCGTCTGCAGAAACCTATAATCAAGATCTGGTAGACCCAGCATCTGTTACTTTAGAATATTATGGTAAAAATTATATATCAGACAAGGAATTTGATCCAAACAATTTAATAAAATCAGATAAACTAGGTGTTGTTCCTTCAAATACTATTCTGCAAATAATAGCGCGCGCAAATACATCTAATAATGTTAATGCCGGCGCCGGAACTCTTAAAAATGTGAATGATCCTATTTTTGATTTTGGAGACACGAGATCTCTTCAACAACAAAAAATCGATTTAGTTAGATCATCTATAGAGGTAAACAATGAAGAACCAATAGTTGGTGATATACCAAATATGACTTCTGAAGAATTAAAATTTAGAGTTTATAATACATTCGGCTCTCAAAATAGAGCAGTTACAGAAAAAGATTATGAAGCATTAATTTATAATATGCCCCCAGAATATGGAAATATAAAAAGAGCAAGAATACTAAGAGATAATGATTCGTTTAAAAGAAATTTAAACATTTATGTTATTAGTGAAAATCAAAACAGAACTTTGGAAGTTTGCAATGAATCCATAAAACAAAATATAAAAACTTGGCTTAATAAAAATAGAATGATAAATGATACAATAGATGTAATAGATGCAAAAATAGTTAATTTAGAAATTAACTTTAAAATCGTATCAGATATAGAAGCAGACAACGTTGATGTATTAAGAAGTTGTATAAGTGCTTTATCAACTTTATATTCTGTAAAGATGCATATTGGAGAATCATTTTTTATAAGCGATATATATACTGCTCTTAAAAATGTTACTGGCGTAAATGATGTAAAGTGGGTTAAGGTTTCTCAAAAGAGAGGCGCTGACTATTCTGATACTTTGTTTGATGTTGAAAGTTTTATGTCACCAGATGGCAGATATATAGAGGCTCCAAACAATGTTATTTTTGAAGTGAAGTTTCCAAATTCTGACATAGTTGGAGAAATAAGCTGATGACAATAAAAAGATATGTAGCAGAAAAAGATACAACTATTACAAATGCTTATAAAAATGATAATATTACAAGGGCAACTAAATCAAATATGGGTGCTTCTGACATATTAGAAATATTTTCCATATATGCTCAAGTAAGTGAAACATCTTCTGAAAAATCAAGAATTTTAGTACAGTTTCCAATATCAAATATTCTTAGCGATAGAAATAATAAAGTTATTGCGGATAGTGGAAGTTGTCAATTTATTTTAAAATTAAGTAACGCTTCTCACTCACAAGAAACACCGGAAAATATAACTGTTAGTGTTTTTCCATTATCTCGTTCTTGGACAGAAGGTTACGGTCTTGATATGGAACAATATTTAGATATTGGCCCAGCAAATTGGATAAGTGCATCTTCTACTCAAGGTTGGACAATTGAAGGTGGAGATTATCTACAAAACGAAGAAACAATATCGACAATTCAATTATCGACTGACGATTTAGAAGTAGATGTTACTAATATTGTAGAAAAATGGATAAATTCAGAAATAACAAATAATGGATTTTTAATTTGTCTTAGTTCTTCTTTAGAAAACGACAATCAATCTTATTACACGAAAAAATTCTTCGCAAGAAGAAGTCAGTTTTTTTATAAAAGACCCTGGATTGAAGTAAGAAGTAATTCATCTATAAAAGATAAAAGAAACAGTTTCTATATGAGTAGCGAGCTTGTCTCAGCACAAGATAATTTAAATACTCTATTTTTGTACAATAATATTAGAGGGCAATTAAAAAATATTCCCACTGTAGGTACAGGAACTTTATTGGTAAGTATGTATAGTGGAACTGTTGACGATGGTCCATCAGGATTACCTTTGGCTTTATTAAATGGATCTACGACAACTGTAACTGGAGGATATTATACAACTGGTGTTTATACTGCTTCTATAGGTATAAGTGGTAGTTATTCGTATTTATATGATGTATGGAGAACTTTAGGAGGAACCGAACTTCACACAGGTTCTCTTATATATACAAAAACTCAAGATGCTTCAGATGATTTTTCAATACCAGAATACATATTGTCTATGCCTCAATTAAAACAAAATTATAGAAACAGTGATAATGTTAGATTGAGAGTAGAAATAAAAAATAGAAATTGGGATTCAAATTTATATCATGTAGCATATTATGAACCGGATACTACAATTATAGAAAATTTATATTATAAAATTATAAGAATAGCAGATGGATATGAAGTAATTCCTTACGGAACAGGAAGCTTTAAACATACTCTAACATCGTATGATAATATTGGTAATTATTTTGATTTTGATATGAATTTATTGGAACCAGAATATTCTTATAAATTATTTTTTGGTTTCGAATATAATGGTGAGTTTTATGAACTAAAAGATACATTTAAATTTAGGGTGCATAAATAATGTCTTTGATAAATCTGTTTGGTAAAAAATCAAGTAAAATACTTGTTTCAACTAATTTAGAAGATGCTTCTCGTGATGTTGAATCTGCAGAATATATTATACAAGAGCTAGAAGAAAGAAAATTAATAAAACCAGACATAGATTATAGTGATCCTAAAAATTTTGCTTTTTTCGGTTCAGCAAAAAAATATTATACAGATGCAATAGAAACAATATGTAAAAAATATCCATATGATGGAAGTGCAAGTGAAAAACTTAAATGGACCAAAGAAGCATCAGATATTCAAAATTATATTTTCGAAAATGAATATCCGAGACAAAATGGTTACATAAATCTTGGATATTCATATGGTCTTTCTTCATCAGTTTCTTCTGATGGATATTCAAATCCAATTGATAAGGAATATATACTTGTCAAAGGTGGTCCAAATACCGCAGAAAATTTAGATCAATTTAAATTACAACCTTTATTTGGTACATCAAATATTTTAGATGCACAAGAAAATAGAGAAAGTAATTTATTGTTGGATGGTAATCTTGGTACGACTATAGAATTTTGGCTGAAAAAAGATAATTTAAGCGGAAGCAATAAACAAGTTATTTTTGATCTTTGGAATACAGCGAGTTTTGGCTCTGATTATGGAAGATTTAGAGTAGAAATACATCCTGGAGTTTCTGGAGAAGAAAATAAATTTTTCTTAGAAATGTCCTCCGGTTCAAATTTTAATAACAATATATCTATAGGACAAAATCTAGATTTATCAGATGGAAATTGGAATTTTTATTCTATTACCGCTGTAAATACTGGAAGTAATATACAATTTAGATTATTTAAGAATGGCGATTTAAATGATACTATTGTTACTGGCTCTTCAATAGGAAGAGTATATGGAGCAATGCTTGGTTGGATTGGTTCTCTTGGAACTCAAGTAAGCGGTGGAAACGCTGCTTTAGGTTATGGAAAATTATCGGGTTCTTTAGATGAATTTAGATACTGGAAAACAAAAAGAAGTGAAAAAGATATTTCAAGATATTGGTTTACTCAAATTAATGGAGGAGCCAATACAGATATTTCAAATACTAATTTAGGAGTATATTTTAAATTTAATGAAGGAATTTACAATTCATCTTCAATCGATACAAGATACGATACAAAGATTTTAGATTATTCAGGTAGATTTTCAAACGGTTCTTGGACAGGATATGCACTTGGTTCAAGGAATACCGGTTCTGCAATTGTTGATTCTGGTGCATCAAAAACTGAATTTCAAGATCCAGTTATATATTTAACACACCCAAGTGTTCAATCATTGTTACAAGAAAAAGAAGAACTTGGAAATCTTCATGACAATAATAATAACTCTATGATTTATTATACTATTCCATCTTGGATAGTTGAAGAAGATCAAATAAATGAAAGTAATAAACTTTATGAATTAACACAAATAATTGGTTCATATTTTGATGATCTTTTTATTAAAATTAAGCACTTACCATCTTTAAAAGAGGTTAAATATTCAAACGGAAGAGCATTCCCATATGGAATGAAACTATTAGAATCTATGGGTTTTGTTACTCAAGATATATTTACAAATTCTTCTATATTAGAAAACTTAGGAAATAGAACAGAAGATATTCTATATGAAGATAGGCTTTTTAATGTAAAAAATCATATATACCAAAACATATATAATAATTTGGCTTATATAAATAAATCAAAGGGTACTGAAAAATCAATAAGAAATTTATTGAGATGCTTTGGTGTCGATGAAGAATTAGTAAAGTTGAATATATATTCAAATGATGCCACTTATACATTTGATGATAGATTTATAAATACATATTATAAGAAAAAATTTATAAGTTTCAATGATCCAGATAGATTTCAAGGAACAATCTATCAGATGACTTCAAGTCTATACCCGCAATCTATTTCTTATATACCTGGAAATTCTAATTTATCCTATCATGGTTCTACTTTTGAAGCGGAAATTGTTATTCCACAAAAGTTTAAACAATCACAAAAAATATTTTTTGATACATATTTTTTAACATCTTCAGTTTTTGGTATGCATTCTGCAAATACATTCTCGCCAGGAGATACAACATGGAATGGTTCCGATGAGGCAAATTTAGAAGTTTATATTGTAAGACCAGATATTTTATCGTCTGATGGATACTTTTTAGTGTCTTCTTCGTATATGGGATTTCAACTTACTTCAAGTTTAATAAAAGATTTGTATAATAATGAAAAATGGAATTTAAATGCAAAAATAAAACATGAAAAATATCCTAATTCTTTAAAAATTAATAGTGGTACTGTAGGAGATTATGTATTTGAATTTTATGCTCTCAATACAACGCAGGATATTGTTGATTTAGAAATACGCTTAACTGCATCTGTTCCGCAAAATATTGCAGAACAACATTTTGCTGCAGCAAAAAGAATATATGCTGGTTGTCATAGAGAAAATTTTACCGGCTCTATATTGCATAATAGTGATATAAAACTATCAAATATTAGATACTGGTGTTCATATTTGGATGATGAAATATTAATACAACATGCAAAAGATCCAAAAAATTATGGACAAGATAGACCATATAACAATTTAGAAACATTACCTATTAGTTCAAGTTTAGAAATACCGCAAATTAAAACTCTTGCATTAAATTGGGACTTCTCTCTTGTTACAGGTTCTGATAATGGAAGTGGAACCGGACCTTCGAATACATATGATGGTAAATTTTTCATCATGGATATATCGAGCGGTTCTTTAGAAAATAATTATGATATTATCGGAGATGTAGTTAATAATTTAAATACCGGTGTAGGAGATTTCTTTTTTAGAAACAATATCGACATGGTCGAAAACGGATACGTTTCTATTGCCAAGCATAGATTGCCAGAAAATATATCAGATACAGATCTTATAAACATAATCAGAGAAGATGTTGAAATTTTTACAAAAGATACAAGACCTTTAAATTATTATTTTGCTCTGGAAAAGAGTATGTATCAAACAATTTCAGAAGAAATGATTAGATTTTTTGGAACTATAACAGAATTTAATAATTTAATAGGAAAACCCCAATATCAATTTGAGAGAGAGTATAGAGAATTAATCAAGCTAAGAGAAATGTTTTTCGAAAAAGTTTCAAATAAACCAGATTTAGAAAAATATGTAGATTATTTTAAATGGATCGATAATGCAATCAATAAAATGGTATATCAACTAATACCAGCATCGGCGGATTTCTCTGATGAAATAAGTGATGTTGTTGAAAGTCATGTTTTAGAAAGAAATAAATACATGTGGAAACTGCCCTCAATAGAATTTGGAGCAGATTTACCAATAGCAGTTGTTAAAACTATAGGTGAATTAAAATATGATTGGCAACACGGACACGCTCCTATACCATTAAACGAAAGAAATAATTGTTTGTGGTGGAAAGAAAGAAAAGAAAGAAGCAGTGAATTAAATGGAATATTTCAAGCACTATCTTCTGAATATAAAAAGAAGTTTACAAGAGTTGCAGATTTTGGTACAGATATACAAATATATGTAAATAAAAATCCTATTAACATGGATGTTGTAAAACCTGCAACAAAAATTGGTTCGGGTGGATATTTAGAGATTGATGTACTTAAAGTTATTGAGAAAAAAGATTGTTCCGACGAATGAATTGGGAGTAAATAATGACTGATATTAATACAAGAGGTAAACTTCCGTTTACTGTTGTAAGTTCTTCTGTTAATACAGGATATACAGCGCAACTAACTGCTGCTGTTGGACAAAACATTGATATAGTCAATCATCATCGTGATGAATATGGTCAATTAGAAAATTCACCGTTACAAGGTCCATTTACTCAACAACATGTTGGCGGCAATCAACATCGTCATATTAATTTAAATTCCAGTACTGATAATGGTGACAGTAGAGCAGAAGGATATTTTATTTCTGCTTCACAAAATTCTATAAAAATATATGGACCAGATGTAGTAGATATAAACAGACCAAGAGCAATATTAACCCGAGATTTTACTGCTAAATCACCAATAAATATTAAAAATATACAAACAAGTGGAAATATCGCAGGTAATTTTGAATACAATTATCAAGTTATTCAAAATGTTGGTCGTGGTTTAAACAATAATTTAATTGCTGATGGATTTGAAGCAAATGGTGTATTAACTACTCAATTCGTTTCATCTTCATCACAACAAATATATTCTCTCCCTGATATAACAAGAATAGATGCAAAAGGAAAAGAATATCAAGATAAAACAACTTTTGTTCAAAGATTTAATGCTCCAGGTGGCAAACAAGAAAGCTCAAGAGGTGTTTTAGATAGAGCTGGTGAAGAGTTTTCACCAAACAATTCTCTTACAACAAGAAATATAAAAGTAAGACAGCCATACTATAATCAACTAACTCAGCACGCAGCACAATTTAATTCTGGTTCAACTTATGCTCTTTTACCAGATAGTGGTTCTGTTAATGCAGTAACGATACATGGTGTAAATAGAAATACATTAGTAAAACAAAGAATACAATCAACTGAAATAAATGATCAAATATATCTAACCGGTTCTTTGGCGATAGATACGAATGACTATTTTGGTCGTAGTATTGCACTAAATTCTTTAGGAAACATCCTTGCTGTTGGTTCTGTCGAAGATGAAAGTGGTTCAAATGGGTTAAGTTCTGGCGTTGTTTATATATTTACCAAAAATAATTCTTCGTGGATTGAAGCCGCAAGATTAACCGGCTCTTTGGCTACGGATGCTAATGATAATTTTGGATATAGTTTAGCAATAAATTCTGCTGGCAATATTCTTGCAATTGGTGCTCAAAATGATGAAAGCGGTTCAAATGGATTAAGTTCTGGTGTTGTTTATATATTTACCTCCGGAAGTTCGGGATGGACTGAAAATGCCATAATAACTGGTTCTCTTGCAATTGATGGAAGCGAACTTTTTAGCGGTCGTAGTATTGCAATGAATTCTGTAGGTGATATTCTTGCTGTTGGTGCATATCAAGATGAAAGTGGTTCAAATGGAAATAATTCCGGAATTACATATATATTTTCTTCTGGTAGTTCTGGCTGGATTGAAACTGCAAGATTAACCGGTTCTTTAGCAACAGATACAGACGACAATTTTGGCTATACAGTTTCTTTAAATTCTGTAGGAAACACTCTTGCAATCGCAGCATATAAAGATGAAAGCGGTTCGAACGGATTAAGTTCTGGTGTTGTTTACATGTTTTCTTCTGGTAGTTCTGGCTGGATTGAAAGTTCTGTATTAACAGGAAGTTATGCAACTGATGTGGACGATCAATTTGGTATTTCTCTATCTTTAAACTCTGAAGGCAATATTCTTGCTGTTGGTGCTTGGGCTGATGAATATGTTCCGAATGATTTATTTTCTGGTGTTGTTTATATATTCTCTTCTGGCAGTTCTGGGTGGATAGAAACAGCTGCCTTAACTGGCTCCTTGGCCCACGAAAACGATCGATTTGGTACTAGTGTTTCTCTTAATTCATCTGGTGATATACTTGCAGTAGGTGCTCGTGATGATGAAGTAGACCCGAATGCTTCTTCTTCTGGTGTTGCCTATATTTTTAGATCTGGTAGTGTTGGATGGACAGAAACTCTCAAAATCACTGGTTCTTTAGCAATAAATGCTGGTGATTATTTTGGTTTTAGAGTTCAATTAAATTCAGATGCAAGTGTATTTGTTGTCGGCGCTTATCAAGATGAAGATGCAGCCAGCGCAGCAGGATATAATTCTGGTATTGTATATGTTAATGAATTAAAGCAAATACAAGAACTAAATTATTCAAGACATGACAATTTTTGGGTTCAGCATTCAATACCGGCAACCGATTTGAGATATAAGTGGATTGCAGATTCTATAAGCTCAAACCAGCAACCAATAGAATATCAAAGTTTTAATCATCCATATAGCACAGCCAGTTTTTATAATTCTAATGGTGCTTTTACTGATTTAGAATTTCAGTTAAATAGTCCATTTGGAGATCACTTAGGTATAAGTGGCGCAATTGATAAAGATGAAGTGTTTGTAAGTACCTATACAAATACTATGTATAGAGATAGAAAATATTTAACATTTAATGGTTTAAGCAATACGTATGTTGATTTGAGCAATATTTCATCTGATATTTTAAGAAAAGATTTTAGTATTTCTTTGTGGATGAAAACATCTGAATATCTTAATTATGATCTTTCAGATTCAACATATGTTGGATCGTATTCTTATAATTCAACCGATAATCAGCCAGAAGGATTGTTTTTTAAATCTGACGGAACAAGAGTATATATTGTTGGAAATGCCAATAATAGAATATATCAATTTGATTTATCTACTCCATGGGATTTGACAACAACCTCTTCTGCTGGTTCTTTTAACATATCTATTCAGTCGACTCAGCCTCGAGGTATTTATATAAGTCCGGATGGTAATAGTTTATATTTAATAAGTTCTTTTCCGAATGTAGCGATCTACAGATATATAATAACTTCTTGGAATATTACAACGGCTTATTTAGCAACATTTTATGCGTTCAATGATGATGCTGGACCAAGAGACTTATATTTTAAACCAGATGGAACAAAATTGTATGTAGTTGGAGATGTTAATAATAAGATTTATGAAAAAACTCTTTCTGATCCGTGGGATTTAAGTTCTACCGGTTCTGCTACTTCTAAATCTATTACTGGAAGTCCAAATGCGCTTCATATAGGAGGAGCAGAAGGAAGAAGAGTAATTATATTTGATAAAACTACAAAAAGTGTCTATTCATATAACTTAGAAAGACCGTGGGATTTAACTTCTGATTTTAATCTTATCAATGAATATACTCTAGATGTTTCAGCATATGAAGCATCCGGAACAGGTTTGTTTATCAGAGAAACTAATCAAGAACAACAAAAATTATATATTATTGGTGAACACACTGATTCAATACATGAATTTAATTTTAATGGAAATTCACCAATACCTATATTACAATATAGTGGTTCTGATTTTGATCATAGCTTATTATTAAATGTATCGCCAACCGGTTCAAGTCTATTTGTTAGTGGAAGTGGAATAACAAATACTAAAAAATCACAGCCATTTGTCAACGATGGTAATTGGCATTTGATCACACTCGTAACTGATTTAAGCTCAGAAACTCTTAGAATTGGTTCAACAAAACGCGTATCAACTTTGAATACTGTTAATAATAAAATATATATTGATGCTGGATTAGCCACAGAAGCAAAATTATATAAAAATTTAAATATTACTAATTTATTTATTCCTTCAAAGAACAACTCTCCAAGATACAACTACAATTTGCACGATATAATAATATGGGATAAAACTTTAACTGAAGAACAAATTAATGAATTATATAGAACAAGTAAATCTTCTTATGGAATGCAGCCTAAAAAATATTCTGAACATAAATTAGATAATTCTAAAATACCTGCTCCAATACACGTTTATTCATCGATAATAGATAAAGATACTTCACAATTAATAGATGAAAAAGGAAATAAAAATGTATCAATTATTGCCTTTACTTCGTCTGCAAATATAACCCCAGAAAATACTGGACTAGTAAGCTATTCAACATATTTTAATGGACCATATCAAGCAGCAAGTTGGAAATCAATAAGAAACAGCCAACATCCTATAACAAGAAAATTAACAACAGAAAATACAAATATTATTTCTTTTAATTTAAATGATAAATATGATACATCATTTAGATTTAAAGAACCTCCAATTAATTTAAATAATAAACCATTAAAACATAGAATTGTTTTAAAGAATTCAAGAAATCCAAATTCAGGATTAGAAATAATACATACATACGAGAATAATATTGAACGTTTTTCAAATAAAGAAATAGAAACAATACTTGGATTACAAACATTAAATCAACCATTTCAAATGTATGATGTATTATATAGAAATTATACTAATTTTCTTGAATCTACCGATAATCCTATTCAAAGATTACTTGGGTATTCATATAATGAGACAATATTTCCAAATTCTAAATTTACAGGTTTAAAACAATTTAGAAAAAGAACTGATTATATAACCGATCAGCCTGGTTACAGTATTGATGGATACGATCGCCAACTTGGAACTCAAAGAGCATTCTGGAGAGATCAGCAACAAAATAGAATGAGAACTTCAAAAAGTTATATTAATTCAATTGGAGAAACTGTTGATTCTCAGTATGAATTGCCGTTTCAAACTCCAAGTATATCTGCACTTGAATTAATAGAAGATACAAATAATATAAGTTATGATAATTATATTTCTGGTTCTAGCATTTCAAGTTCTTTAATAGATACTGCATTTAAAAATGGAGCAGAATTAAATAATAAATTAATTTTTACTTCTGTTAGTTGGAATAGTTCTTCCAATCAATACTTATTCGAACAACATCCTGTATGGTCTTTGCCTGAAAGATATTTCTTTAACAGTATTTCTACAACATCTCGTGAAAATTTAAATGTTGTTTTAAAAAACAATCTGTCTTATCCAGGTGTCAATATTAGAGATCCTTCAGCACTTGCAGTATCTCCAAAATATGTTTATGAGCATAGTTCTATTATAACTTGCTCAATGAATGAGACACAAAACCATATATTAAAATCATCTTCAATTGATTTGGGATTAAACAGATATACTGAAAAATTATCGGGAATAAATCCATGGTACGATAGTTATGAAGATTTTTATGAAGATGTTCGTTTGATGTCAAATGACTATCTTGGTTCTTATTCGGTAATACCAGAATTTAATATATCTAATAAAATTCCTTCATTAATAAAAGAAAATAATGGTAATGAAAGGAAAATAAATTTAGATAATTTTGTCAATAATATTGAATTTAGTTTAAGAGACCAAATACAAGATCAAAATCGTGAATTAACAAAATTAGATAATATAACTTTTAAAATAAAAGCAGTTAAAAAATTATTACCTTATAATGGTTTTTATCCACAAGATTATAGTATAAAACTAGTAAATTATTTAAAAGACTCTTATCTTGATACAGATTCTGTTAAAGGTGGCTTCTTATTGCAAACTGGTTCAAATATAATAGATGGATTGTTTTACCATACATCTTCTGATGGTTATTTGCAAAAATTTTCTAAAGAAAGTGCTTTCTTGGAGCCATTATATTCACCTGGTATATTTTATAATTTAATCAAATCTGGCATAGCAGTTGATTGGGCGGTTTATACCGGTTCGTTGCCAATAAATAATTATTTTACTAATTTAAATCAAAAACCATCATATAGAATTCCATTTGAAACAATTTTAGATGTTTTTAGAGGTTTGCCTGTTTCTTCTTCTGAAAAAGGTGAAGAAAATAGAATAATGAAATCAAGAGAAATTAATCTAGAAAGCGATGCTGCTGATTTTGGAAAATCTGCTGGTAATAAATATAAATTTCAAAGCTTCTTTGAATTAGAAAATAATTCTAATTCAATCTATAGTTTAGCAATAAATAATTTCTTAGCAGAAACAATTAATTTTTTCTTAAAAGAATCAAAATTAACTGCATTTTTCTCAAGACCAGAAACAGAGTTCTTAACTCTTGATGCATCAAAAACATATTATATGAATGTTGTTTTAAGAAATAAATCTATCACTATGGCAGATTCTTATTCTTCTTCATTAGATGATAATTATGGAAAAATGAAAGGCATGTATTTTGGACCAGCATTTTGGAGTGGTTCAAATACGGATTTGACGTCAATAAATAACAATTTGAGTATGCATAAAGTTCTTGAAGATCCAGCATATGCAGCATATACTCCACCATATTTTTATGGAAACGCAATAGCAACTATTTCATTTAAGCCCTATGATGGAAGTAGAAAATATACTTTAGATGAAATATTGCCAAATCTGACAATGACTTTCAGCAATACCGGTTTAATTAATTCTTCGAAGTATCCTTCTGGTAGTCTGTATAATGAAGTAGCAATGCCATTAAGTTCTTCAGTAGAACTTATGGGTACAAAACAATTTAGAATACAAACAGTTGATTTGCGTTCTGCTAGTACATTGTCTAATAACTTTTTAGGCGGATTTTTATCACAACAAGGAAGTGGATTTAGTAATGGAACTGCCACAAATGCTGGAAATCCTCTTCAATGGGTAATTTCTACAAAAATGGAAACACCAATACTAGATTTTTCTGACAGTACTTATGTATCAGCAACAGATGTTTTATCTGCATCTGCGGCAGATTTGGAACTAAAAGAAATTTCTTCTTCACATATTATTCCAACAGGTTCCGGTTTTGGAATTGGAATGTGGAGCGGATATGGAAAAATACCTACTAACAAAGGAATATATTTAGAACTTGCAGAAACATATCCGGAAAGAATAAAAAGTTTAACAGTCAGCTCAAAGACCGGCTCTCTTCTTCAGGCTTGTGGATTTAATAAGAGTGTTTTGTCAAGAAGAATAGGAGAAATAGCAGATACAAAAGAAATTTCTGAAGCTTTAGTCATAATTCCTTATTCTGAAAAATCAGTTCCGGAACAGAGAATAGTATATTATAGAGGTGAAGACCCACAAACATTATTTGCTAATGGAACTACTTTAATAGAAAATCATAATTTTTTTAAAATTGATGAAAACATGTTTACAATTCAAAGAGATAATATACTACAAGGGAAGCCAGCGGTAGATTTAAGATATTATCTTGATACAGATGGCAGCATAATTGATACAAGTATAAGTAGAATGATTAAGCTTATGAACAAATATGTTATACCACCAAATTTAAATTTTATACTTTATAATGATATAAAACCATTTGTAATGTATATTACTGAATTTAAAAGCGTTCTTGAGCAAAAAGATTTATCTAATATTTGGCAAGGTGTGATGCCAAAAATAGCTACAAGAGCAGAAAGAGAAGAGCAAATAATAACTCATAAAAATTCATTATTTGATTTCTTCCATGGACAAGGATTACCGTCAAATATTAAATTCTTGATGTTCAAGGTAAAACGAAGAGCAGAAATAGATTATTTTAAAATGACAGCAAATTCAAAAGACGATTCATTGTTCCCAGAAATTGTTACTGGTAAAACTGTAGCGCCATATAGTTTTAACTGGCCTTATGATTATTTTTCTCTGGTTGAAACCGCCAAAGTAGATGTTGAACTAGAATATGTTTCTGGGAGTATTAATACATGACATTTTTTAATCAGAAAGAAGAAGTAATTCAAATAGAATTAACACAATATGGAAAACATCTACTTTCGAAAGGAAAATTAAAGCCTGTTTATTATGCTTTTTTTGATGATGATATTATTTATGATGCAAAATATTCAGGTGTAGAAGAAACAAATGCAAGTGCCGTAGACAGAATAAAAGAAGTACCAAGACAAAAAGTTCAATATGTTTTTACTGGAATTGAAGAAGAAGTAGAAAAAAATTTATTCTTAATTAAACAAAATCAAAATAATACAGAAATGTTAAGTTCTGCTCCTCATCTTGAAAAACATTATTCAAATGGTCAAAGAATAGGAACATCCTTTTTAGGAGATAAAAAAATACCTGCTATAAATGCTGCTATTCTAAGAGGAGAAATACAGCAAACAACAACCATACAAACTGGTAGTTCTATTCCGAATTTAAAAGTACCATTATTAGAAATGAAACCAATAGAATTTAAAATCAGTGCAATAAACGCAAATGAAAATTCACAGAATTATAATTCTATAAATGTTCCAATTACATTTGGAGATGGTTCTTCAATTTATATACAAGATGATTATTTGATGATTGAATTAACAGAAAAAAATGTAGAAGATCAAATGAAAAATTTTGATATTGAAATGTTTATGGTTGAAAATGAAAATACGGAACAAGAAAAAATGATTCCATTAATTTTTGATCAGAAATTTGAAGTATATAAAGATGGAATTTTATTAGATCCACCACAAATGTCTTCACAAGATGTAGAATATTATAATACTTTAAAAGAACAAGATCCATATAGGGCTATGAATTATTTTAATATATTGGTTGATCAAGAAATTGAAAAAAATCTCATTTGCGAATTAATTAATAATATGAGAAATATAAATTCTTCAATTTATAATACGAATTATGATTGCGAAGAATATACTGATAATTCTTTACAACGTCAGCAAAATAGAGAACAATTAACTTCTATTTATGATAGTTCATTTAATGAAGATGACATAAAGAACTGCTAAAGAGGTATTTAAGTGGTCGCAACAGCACAAGAACAAGTTTTACAAGGTATTTTACCAAAAGTTATTATAAATAAAATAACTATTAGTAACTCTTTAGAAAATAATAAATTAATAATTAATTTAAATTTAATAATAAAAGAAACTTTAGACAATGATCAATTTGGAACTTGGTTTAATCAAAATGTTATAATAAAATACGTAAAAGTTGATGTATTTCAATCAACAAATAAAGATGCGACCAGTATTTTATCTTATTCTAATAATATGATAAAGACATTAGGAACAAATCAATTTAATTCATTATTAACTGATAATTCATTAATTGCATCAGGATTCATATCAAGTGGTGCTAGTTTTATTTCACGTGAAACCGAGCGAAATAGAATAAGAAACATATTATCATCTAATGTGACAATCAAAACTATTTCTCTACGTAATAACTCACAGTTAAATTCATTTTCATCTTATCCAGATAATGATGGTAATTTAATATATGAAGTTCCATATCAAATTTCATATGAATTAACACAAACAAATCCAGAGCATTTATCATATTTTGCCGTATCTAGAATAGACCTTGAAAAATTATCACAAGATTTTAATATCGATTATGATATTGCTGAATCTTTAGAAGAAAATGGTAAAGTTACTAGTGAAATAGTTATTGATAGTTTTAGGGTTGTTGATACAAGTAATATATATGTCGATGAGAATGGTCAGACATGGGATGGTCCTGTTCATTTATCGCCACAAAATATTTGGAGAACAGGAGATGAAGAAGGTCCAGCATCTGCTAATCTCACATTAACAAGTGTTGCTAATAATAAAGTACAAGATTTTCGAAACATTTCAGAAATTGAAAGAAAGATAGTTGATTTTTCTTCTTTGTTCTTATCTGCTTCCAATATTACTGATATTACAAAAATTCAGTCAACAAATTTTAAATTATCAGGTAATGATAATATCTTTTCAGATTTATTTTTAAGTCGTGATTATGATGGTGTTTTAAAATTTATTTTTGGAATAGATTTTAACAAAGCATTAAAACACTTTTCTTCTCTTGGACATTTATATAATACAAAAAATAGTGATTTCAAGGAAGCAGCTATTAATAAATCAAGAATATTAAAATTAAATATAAAAAGAAGAAGAATTGAAAATCAAATTGACAAGAAAATATCCCAGATAAAAGAAATACAAAATTCAAACAATAATTATGATAATGAAATTAGTATTATTTCTTCTAGAGATAGATTATCGTGGAAAGATTTTATTACAATTAGTTCTGAAAATGGTAGAAATTTTATTGGAGAAGTTAATCTTGCTACAAAAGAAATGGTTTCTCGTTCTATTAGATATTTCACTGCTACAGATCAACTTTTTACTTTACAACAAAAAATAAATTTTGAAGGTTCATATCAGTATGGTGTGGAATTAGAAGTTGAGGATGGAACGATTAAATTAATAACTGATATTTTAAATATATTAAATAATAGTAAAAATAGTCTTACTAGATATTATAATTTAGTTAGTAAGCCTACAATGAAAAAATATTTTTTAGAAAATGATAATCCACATTTAAATACTCTTAATTCAGACAATACAAGAACGGATATTATAGCACATGGTTTCGATGTTGTAACAAATAAAATATCTGATCAATTAGCACAACAATTAGAAAGACAATTTATAAGAAGAGAACCATGGATTATTGAACCCTCAGTTTTGCTTTATGCGTTGTCTTTATTTAGTGCTGAGAATATTTCTGAACAAGATAAAAATTCATTTTTAATTATATTACAAAATTACTTAAATCCTCGTTCAGGAAATCCTACTTCAATATCAAAAATAATTGAATTATTTGATTATATGATAGTGACACTTGAAAGATTAATAAAAGTAAATAAAGATACTTCTTCCCAAATAAATAATGATTTAACTAAGAAAACTTCTTCCGAAAGAGAAGTGAGAACATTTAAAATTAAAAAAATGTTTAATAATTTCTATGATAGTAGATATTCTAATAATATGTCTGTAGATTATTTTTCTACGAGCAAAGAAAGAAGAGCATCAGACGTTGGAATAAGACAAATAGACGCTAAAAATTTCAATATTCGAATAACGCAAGAAATTAAAAAATATTTTGATATTCCATCTGCAAATAATGATGGTGTTCCATTATTGCCGCCATTTTTTGTTCAAATTAATAATCAGCCAGTAAATTTATCATTAAATACATCTACTGATAGTTATTCTCACATTAGTCCCGTTAGATTTGATTTAAAAAATTATTCCGTTATTACATCTCCTCTGGGTTTAAGTACTGAAGATGCCATCAGAGCTGACAACGCTTCAACCTCACAGGTAAAAAGTATATATCAAGGTAATATTTTCGAAAATATGACTTCTTTATTTTCAGAAATAATGCAATTTAAATTAGAAAAAAATGTAAAATTATCTAAACGATTTTATCCTTTAAACAATGAAGATGGATCAAGAAGTTTTTCTATAACCAATAAACAAAGAATAATATTTGATTTAGAAGAATTATGGAAAACTTATTTTAACTGCGATTTTTTAAATTATAACATTGCAAGTACAAATGGTCAACAAGTATCTGTCGGACCATCACCACCTAGTATGGCATCACTAGGTAATTCTGTGGCCAATCCATCAATAGAGCAGCCAAATGCAGAAGAATTGTTAAAATTTTTAACTGCTATTTCTATACCAGTAATTAAAGGAACTAAATTTGATTTTTCTGAAAGACAGAATATACAATTATTTTCATTCCTTTTAACAGATATATTAAAAAATCTTAGAAACGGTAGATATTCCAATAGTCCATATTATGAGCAAAAATTACTGAATGCACCATATCACATAAAAGCAATGGCTGCCAGAACTACGGATTTTTTGCAATTTTTAGATAATTATTTTGCTTATACAACTTTTGATAAAGCAATAGAAAACAAGGCATTAAATTATTTTTATTTTGACAATATCATGGAAATACAGTATTTAAATGATTTTTCAATTGATGAAACTTCGGAAGGAATGATAAATATTCAAAATCCACAATGGAAAGTTTTAAATGCAGAAAAGTTTCTTAATATGCGTGAAAATGAAAGTATTTTATGTCGTTTATCGCCATATACCAATCCTACGATTGGAGTAATAAATGATCCGGATATAGAAAATTTTATTTTTAATAAATATTTTATTTTAAAAACTCCATCACTAAATCCTGATACGCAAATACAACAAGATTATTTAAGAATAGAATTAACAAATTTAATTTCTCTTTCTAGAGAGTTATATCGCTCAACTTCAACTTCAAACACTACAACAAATCCGATCAGCAATCCACGTGGTCCGTAATCGAGAGGTTGATTAAATTTATTAATAAATTCGTGAATATGAGATTTAAGGATATATAAAATGCAAATTGTTTCTGGAAGATTTAGTTTTGATTTTAATAAAGTAACAGTCGAATATGAAACAAGAATAGGAAGTACTAATCCACTACTTTTGCCGTTTAGAAAAAATGGTAGTGGTGGTTTTCCCTATTCCGGGAATAATAATACTTCTCAATGGATTTATTCTATAAGAGATCAAAAAGAAAGTAATTCAAGTGTTGTGGGGCCAGGAAACCCATGGACAATTAGAGTTGTGAAAGATGGCAACAATTATGATATTACATTATATTATAACAATAATCAAACACAAATTTATGGATATATTGATAATGTAGAATATAGAATGAATTGGCAAAGACTTAAAGAACAATTCGTTCGACAACAAAATAATTCAAACCCCGATTTACAAATTACTATTCCCTTAACTATAAATCCACAAACTTCTGGAGGCTCTGGAACTTCAACAGTACCCGGTGCAACACAAGAAGGCTCTGCTGTATTTTCAGGTATGATCGATTTGGGAGTATCGACTGCAGATAATGCAGAAAATTGCCGAGATAGAACTTCTGGAGATACTTATGACTTTCAAGGCACATCATATACCTTAGAAGAACTACAACAACAGTGTGAAGAAGGAAACAATAGACTTCAACAATTAAGAATTGAATATCAACAAGCATTATATAATAGTCGTAATCCGGGAAGACAAATTCCTATTCAAGCACAAATACAAGAGCTTCAACCTACAGTAGAAGCTATTTGTAGTTTAGTACAAAGTATTCAGTCTGGTCAAAATGGAACTGGAACCGGAAATGGTCAAGGAGTTGGAACAAGTACAACCGATCAAGATGATACTCAATCAGATATAACACCACAACAAGCCATACAAGATCTAGACGATGCTTCGAGAAGATTGGAATTTGGCTCTTCTTTTGGAACCAATATATCTCCTTTTTTATCTTTTGGACGACAAGGTTTTATTATAAACAGAAAAGATTATGGTACACAAACTTCACAATTAAAAGAAAGATTTTCACTAGAAACCCCATTAATTGATGATAGATTGAAATATTTTTTCAATTCTTTTTATTCTCTTGAGCAAGATAATAGTTTGGCTTTGTATCGTACAAAAAGCGATATAACATATTTGTCATTATTAAGAGCAATTCAACAAGAAATTATAACGCAATCTGTATATTCTCCAGTTGTAAGAGAAGTATTAACTTTTAGAACAAGACCAATAAATATTAATAATCAAAATAATCTACAACTTGGATTAATATCTAATTCGAATGAAAATGATAAATTATTAAAAAAACAATTATTATTAGGTAGAAGTTTTACGGGTGAAATAAAATATCAAAACAAAACAGAGTTTCAATTTTCTAGATTTATAAATGGTCCTTATCGTGATGATAGTTTTGAGATGACTTTTCCATTTCAAAATACAGAATTATTAGAAAATCTTAATATAATTAATGCATTTATTACGGATATAAAAGTAAAATATAATTTTTATATTAAAAAATATGAAGATATAGCAATAAGTACAAATTTACAATCAAATGAAAAAGAATTACCAAATTTATATGTTTTATTAAACGATATTTTTATTAATTCCAATAATTCATCCACAAATGAGCCTATATTAATAGAGAGTTCTTATTTTGAAAGATATGCTAATGATTATATAAACTCTCGACAAAGTAATGCTGGTTTTTATGAAAGTCTTATTAAAAAAAATAAAAATATAATTTTTTTAACTGATTCTATTGCAAATTTAGCAAATTTAAATGAAAAAAAATCTACATTTCCAATGTATACAGATATTTCTATTCCAATAGATAAAAAATCTAATATAACAAAAATGCTTCATAATTCTGAATTAATAAATAATTTTATTGTTAAATTAGCAAATTTATTTGTTGGCAATTCTTTTGTACAAGAAGAAAAAATTATTTCACAAAAAATGTTTCAACAAAATATTGTCGATAATACACTTGCAAATCCCGCATCTCAAATAATTTCAGAATTTTCTACAGAAAGAAAAAACACTAAACAATATAAATTATCTGACATGATGTCAAGTATATTTCAAGAAGAAACATTTGGCTCAACTATGCCTATTGTAGATCCAGAAAATACTACGATAATAGGTAATACTGATGAATTTCAAAATAGAAATAATAATTCTATGAGATTTATCAATAGTTTAAGAAAAATAATATTTTTAGGACAAGTAAAAACATTTCTAAAAAATAATTTCCGAAATTACATCGATTTATTAAATGGAAAAAAGGCTTATAATGAAACAGTTGCATATCGTATAGCAAAATATGAAAAAAACGAAACACAAGATAATCCAATACAAAATTTTTGGATTCCAAAAGTTGATGGTATAGATTATATTAATATTATTGATACTCAGATAAAATATTCAAAAGAATATAAATATAAAATATTTGCCTATCAAATAGTTGCTTCTACACATTATCAACAAAGATTATTAAATTATCAACAAGATTATAATTTTGATATAGAAGTAATGTCAAAAATTGAACCCATGGTTATGGAAGTCGAAATGATAAATTTTGATAATTTATCTATAAGAGAACATCCTCCTCTTTCGCCAGAAATTGAATTTGTTCCATATTTTGGAAAAGATAATAAAATTGGTTTATTTTTAAATACAAGAACCGGAGAAGAAAAATTACAACCGATTAGCATATTAGAGAGTGATGTAGATAAGATAGATACGTATAATAAAAATTCAAGAGGTCTTGTAGTATATAAAACAGATGATTTTGTAAAAAGATATGAAGTCATGAAATTAGATAAAAAGCCAAGAAATTATACTGAATTTCGAAATGGATATATAAAATTAATATTACCAAATCCAAATATAGAAAATGAAAGCAATATTAATGCTGGAAGTATTATTGATGACATAGAGCCTAATAAAAAATATTATTATTGCTTTAGAACAGTAGATGTTCATGATAATATATCAAATCCATCTCCAGTATATGAGTTGGAAATGATAAATGAAAATGGCATGATATTTCCAATTATTAAAAACTATGAATTTGAAACTCCAAAGTTTGAAAATTCACTAGAAATGAGAAGATTTATTAAAATAAAACCACAGATGCAACATTATTTAATTAATTCCCAAGATACTAGATTGTTAGGTTCACAAAATGCGCAACAAGCCTTAGAAAATAATTTTTCATTAGGAATTACAAATTTTGCTTCTCCATGGGGCAAAACTTTTAAAATGATCGCAACATCAAAACAAACTGGCAAAAAGATTGAAATAAAGTTTAAATTTAATTACAAATTAGAATAAAAACACTAAAATACTATTTATACCGTAGGAGAATAAAAAATGGCATTTCTTGATAATAGTGGCGACATAATATTAGACGCTGTATTAACTGATACAGGTAGATATAGATTAGCAAAAGCAGATGGAAGTTTTAGAATAGCAAAATTTGCGCTTGGAGACGATGAAATAAATTATGGTCTTTACGATAAAAATAATACAAGCGGTTCTGCTTATTATGATCTAAGTTTGTTACAAACTCCAATATTAGAAGCATTTACAAATAATTCAGTTAGTTTAAAATCGAAATTAATCACAGTATCAAGAAATGACTTATTATTTATGCCTATCATAAAATTAAGTCAAGAAAATCAAGCAAATAAAACAAGTAATTTATCAAACTGCAATGGTCTATTTCTTGTATCTGTAGATCAAAATACAAGAGAAAAAATGTCGGAACTATCAATCAGTCAAGGCCACATACAAGGAGTTGGACAGTCATCAACTACCGGTCAAGACGCAACATTTATTCGAACAGATCAAGGACTAGATACAAATGAAATTTCACCATCTTCACCTGGAGGAATTTCAGTAGATTTAAAAGAAACTCAATATATAATTGAATTAGATAATCGTCTTGGCACTATTGCAAGTAAAAATAATACAAGAGCCAGTTTATCATATCTGGACGATGATCAAGTGGCAAGTTATTTCTTTTCTGAAGGAACTGACCAAGTTTTTATTAGTACTAATACTAATACAGACACTATATTACAAGCTATAAGAGGTCCAAGAGGCACTATATTAGAATTTAAAATAAACGCTTCTCTAGATTTACAAACAAGTACATTCTTGTTTGAACAACTTGGTTCTGATATTACATTAACAGTCGATTCGAATTCTGGAGATTTTAGATATATCGATAGTACAGTAAGAGTTATTGGTGCTACAACCGGTTACAGAATTGATATTCCTGTAAGATTTTTAAAGTTAAAATGATAAATTAGGAGAATAAAATGGCTACAATATATAAGACTTTTTTGAATAATGATGTTGTTTCAACTCGCACACTCTTACACGAAGCAATTCCCATTACAGGAACAATAGTATCTGGCACTTATTCTGATAATAATATTAAAAACTATTCTCATGGAATGTTCCAATCAGTATATGATTATCCCGTTTTAAGTTCTTCAGCAAATCACATATTTGATATAACTGTTGGATTGAGCCCAAAATCTGGTTTATCAAGTTCTCTTAATGAACAAAATGCCAAAAAAATAAATGTTTATAATCAAATGGCACAAGTTCTTGTTGGTAATGATGTAACAGGAACTATTTTAGAATTTGATCGTAATGGTGATTTAACAGAGGGCGACAAATTAACAGAAGTATTCTTTATAAACTTCTCGAGACTTCTTGTTAAAGATGAAATCAAAAAAGATAGTTTTAGATTGGTTCTTGGTACAGGTTCGTTTTCTACGCCATTTAGTGGAACATTAAAAACAGTTGGTGATTATGGTGCTCAAAACGAATATCGTATAAACTCTCCATCAGGAGAATATGGAATATTATATACAAGTTCTGCTGCCGTAGAAGGAACAGGAGTTGGTTTATTATATTATCAAGCAGGTATTGCTGTTTTGACTGCTTCTTTGTTTAGCGGAGCAACTATGACCGGTTCAACCGGTGATGTAAGTAATTTGTTCCAAACAAGTTCTATGCAAGTTGCTGCGGATTCTCTGAGAAGAAGAGTAAATGATGTTAATTTTAATAATACAACAGAATTAAATTCAACAATTTATTTCTGCAGATTAAATCATAATGAATTTAATTATAGTTCAAATCCAACTTACTTAAGTTCAAGTAAGATTGTTGTAAAAAATTCGTCATTAGACAATCCAGTAAGTTATATAACATCTGTTGGTCTTTATTCTGCAGATAATGAACTGCTTGCTGTTGCTAAATTAAGTGAACCTCTCAAGAAAGATCCAACAAATGAGATGATTTTGAGAGTAAGACTTGATTATTGATTACGAATATTAAAATCAAAAGAAAGAAACTGCCTATTTATTTTAGGCAGTTTTTATTATTATGGCAAGACCAAAGCAATTTATAACAAAAGATGGAAGTTTAAATAACTTTAAAACAGTTTCTGCAACTAATTTTAGCCAATTTCAATATGGCGATATTATAACTGGAAGCGAATATCCTTATGTTTCAAACATAACTAGAGATTATGTACATACAAATCAAAATAGAGACTATGTAAAAGCATTAAAAAATACATTAGATTATTATGGAAATATAAGCAAGCATTATTATTATAGTTCTTCTTTTGGCGACAAAGAACAACAAGAAATAAGTTTGATTAGTATTCCATCTATATTTTATGGTTCTTCTATTCGTAAAGGAAGTATCGATTGTAAATGGTATTTAACGGGAACTTTAATAGCAGAACTAAAAGATATTAAGCAAAATGGAGAACTTATTCAAGTTGGTCCAAGTGGTAGTGTTGGTTCCGGAAGTGTAGCCGGTGTAGTATTATATAATGAGGGATTTATAATATTAACCGGTTCTTGGAATTTGCATCCGATATATACAGATTTATTTGGCATAGGTTTGACATATTATCCTCCTTCTTGGAAATATTTCATGCATACCGGTTCAGATGAAACTAATAGAGTTGTTTCATCGAGTTTCTTATTAGATTTTGAGGGAACAAATTATATACCAAATATAACCATGATGGCTCATGCGAAAATTGGAGAATTAAATCACTCTAATAATCCAACATCGATAGAATATGGCCAGAATTTACAACCAATTACAAGTTCTTACGTTTATATCGAAAATAGTAATATTGTTAGTAAAAATATGGTTAGTTCTTCATTTGTTGATGAAGAACCAGATTTTAAAAAAACAACATACATTTCGAAAATAGCAATATATGATGAACAAAAAAATCTAATAGGTATTGCAAAACTAGCAAATCCTGTAAGAAAAAGAGAATTAGATAGTTATACATTTAAATTAAAAATGGATCTATAAAATGTTAAAAAAATTTGAGAGGAATGACATATTTGTAAATCGTATTAAGACTTATCCAAAAGTAAGAGTGTTTACGTATTCTGGTAGTATGTATTATAATAATGAAACGATTTCACAAGACGGAGCTAGATTATTTGACTTTTTAATGGAACCAGTTTCTGCCGGTCCACCAAGTCCTGTACCATCTACAGTTCTAGTGACTGAAGATGGAGAATATTTATTAACAGAAGATGGAACTTTTATAATAATAGAATAACTAATTATATACAATTGAGGATTTATAGATGTCAGTAAAAATTTCAGAACTAACAGCGTCTTCGACAGTAACTTCAAATGATTTTGTTCCTATTGTTGATTATGAAACAGTCACAACAAAAAGAGCATCAGCCGAACAAATTCTCAATTATGTAACTGGTTCTACTTTTAACTCTTTAACTGTAACAAATTTAACAGCAAGTAATTTAACTGCCTCAACTATTCAAACATACGATCATAGAGTTGATGATGTTTTGGATACTAATTTTTTAAGAATTAGCGGTTCCTCAATTGTAACTGATGTTTATCAAGATACAAGCACAAGAATGGTTCTTGATACTAATGCTCAACACTTTCAGTTTTTTAAACTTTCAACTCCAGTAACAGCCGGATTTGGTAATGCTTCGACACAATTAACTAAAATTAATGGTATAAATTTAGAACTTGGAAATAGTTCATCAACAGTTTTAGTTAGTGGCTCTTTAACCGGTTCTACAGCATTATTTACAACAATATCTTCTTCTAATGCTAATATTTCCGGAAATTTGGTATTAGGAGGACAAGTAGACCTATCACAATATCCTGATTATGCTTATATTATTTATACTTCTTCATATGATAAATTAATAGCCTTTCCAGGTTTATATATAAGTGGAAACCTAACTGGAAGTGGTCACGCATCTCTACAAGCAGTAAGCGGAACAACGGCACAATTTACAGAAGTAACAGCAACAAATATAAATATTTTAGAGAATTTAAATTTTGTATATAACACAAGAATTAGTAGCATTCCAAGTAGTTCCGGCGATTATTTTGGTGCTTCTACATTAGAATTAATACCTGATACAAATTTAATTGTTAATGGTCAATATTTAGTAATCGATCCAACTTCTCCAAACCACATTCATATTCGTGCTGGTGGTTTAATTGATGATGCCGATGCACAACTGATTGTTGGTGGAGAAAAAGCTAATATAATTATTAGAGATCAAGATAATAGCTATACTGAAAAACATTGGGTTCAAATTACTACTACACAAAATACTACTTCTGCTTCATATGTGTGGGATTTTGGAAATGATGGTAAATTAACTTTACCTGGTGAACTAACCGGAACAATAGCACAGTTTACAGAATTAACTGGTAATATTGCGTTTAGTGCTTCTGAACCTTCACATTGGTCTGGAAGTCCACCATCAACATTACAAGAAGCCATAAATAGAATTGCAGCCGCAGTATTTAGTGGTTCTACTGGTGCTATTGCTTAATTTTTACTATTTATAACAGAGGATAAAGAACAATGTCAACAGATTTTATGAGTTTACACAGACCAGGTATAGGTAATGCCGCTTCTTATCAAGTATCTGGTATTCCATGGGTTTCGAGTTCGCTTGTTGTTCCTGCAAGTGGTTCAACTCCACTAGAAATTAGTTTTCCGCAAGTAACAAAAAGTATAATTGTTAAAAATGTTAGCACAGGTTCTGTATCTATGCGCGTTGGGTTTAGTTCAAATGGTGTATCAAATACAAACAATTTTTTCTTATTATCTGCCGGTGAAAGCTTTGCTGCAGATTTAAAAGTCACGCGAGTTTACTTAATGAGCAACAATGGTACTGCACTATCAGCAAGTATCATAACAGGTTTAACAAACATATCGGCAACCGAATTAAATAATAATTGGTCCGGCTCGGCAGGAGTAGGCTGAAATGAGTTTTAACGATGGGTTCTCAATAAAGGCAATTCCATTTGTTTTACCATTACCCGGCACAGCTTCTTTACTTATATCAAGTCCAGATGGCACCGGGTGGATTGCAGGTGGAATCGTAGATAATGCTATTAGTGCTTCTGTTTTTGTTATTGAAACAGTTGAAACTGCAGGAAATATTGCCGGTAATGGTGCTCCGGAAGATCCGGTCGTATTAAAAGATAACATATCATTAACAAGTGTAACGGCTTCTTTTAATGGTGATTTAGTTGGCACTGCTAGTTTTGCAACTTCTGCCAGTTTTGCTACAAATTCAACTAGTGCCAGTTTTGCTACAAATTCAACTAGTGCCAGTTTTGCTACAAATTCAACTAGTGCCAGTTTTGCTACAAATTCAACTAGTGCCAGTTTTGCTAC